AGGCCGTAGCCGCCTTCATATTGGCGTAGGTAGTATTCGTATCCTTATAATAGGGGATACCACCGACAATAGGACAAGCCGTATATCCAGAGGCGTTTGTCACGGTACTGCCGTTCTTGACCAATCCTGTGGACCCGTTAGCTCCTACAACACCATACGTTGTATTAGTATCCGTCCAAGGCACGTTAACATACATCTTACCATTTCCGTCAAGAGCTACCGGATAATTCTTCCCATTAGCTGAGTACCCGATCTTAACAAGACCCAGATTATCGCTCGTGGCCTGTGAGTATGTAGTGTTATTGTCAGTCCAAGGGACATTGACGTACATCTTGCCATTAGCCAAGAGCACAGCGTAGTTCTTTCCATTAGAAGCATAGCCGATCTTAACCAATCCTAAGGTGTCTGCCGTGGCTTCATTATACGTTGTGTTATTATCCGTCCATGGAACGTTGACGTAAGCGTTGCCGGACGAATCCAGTTGCACCTTATAGTTCTTCCCGGAAGTCGTATATCCCACCTTAATACCGCCAAGAACGGTAGCGGAGGACGTGGGAGGTGTGAAGGTACTTGGTTTGCCCGTAACCCCTGACCAAGGCACGGAGGAAGCCTGACTGGCCGTGTAAGGCTCATACCCATCCTCACTGTTTAATTTAGACTCGTCTTTTATCAGATACATCTTACCTGTAGACGTGACCTTTACCGTATCACCACTTTGAGCCGTAGCGGTGGTAAGGGCGAATCTAGCCGTATCATTAGCTACCACGACCAATCTCTCCAAAGCCGCCTTAGGTAACCTATCTATGCTGATGGTTCCGGACGCGATCTTAGAGGCATCAAAATTGGCCAATGTCGTGGAGATAGTTACGTTGTCTCCGAAGTCCGATGAGACACTACCGGTAACAGCCCCGGACAGCGCTATGGTCCTAGCCGCCTGTAATTTCGTGGCGGTAGGGGCATTATCCGTCTTAAGAGCATATTTGGTAAGATCAATATCATTAGCCTTATCCAAAAGCTGCTCTATCTGCTTACCATTGTATTTACCTTGAAAATCTTCCATATCAAACTTATTTTTTGCTCAAATATAGTTATATACATAAATACCAAGAAATCGAGGGGGGGGGAGATACGGGTAAGTGTCAAAAACTGCCGTCCCCGTGCAGGAATCCGCTACGGAATATAATAGCCTTGTCTTTAAGTTTCTGGACAGACTCCCATTCCCATTCACCCTCACAAGGCTTAACGACATACTTATTCCCCCATGTCTTAAACTTCCTCTCTATAACAAACATCTCTGGGTCCTTTAAGACATGGAAGATACTTCCAACAGGGAAATACTTATCAGTTCTCAATATAACTCGATGATGTCTCTCGTCATATTCAGGATCGCCTACGATACGTGCCTTATAAAACTGGAAATCATTTAACGTCTGATCCACTGGCTCTATCCAATAATACCCCTTACCCATTGCAGTTTGTATTTAATTATCTATATTCGCGGTGTAGTAACTCATAATGTTTTAAGTGATTTTCAACCAAAGGGGAAGGGTGTCCGCGAGGATGCCTTTTTTCATTCCCGCCCACCCTTCCTATGAACAAAAGATCTACCTCGAACAAATGTAATCATAATAAGGCTACGATCAAAAAGAAACCCTATCGGTATTCTATTGCCGACAGGGTTCTCCAACGTTGTATCAAACCTAAATCATATCACTCCATTTGATTGTGTCACCGACGAAGCACCGCACCGCCAGATACCTTACGAACGCCGTACCTTCCGGGGCGTCAGGGTCTTCCAGATAAGCCAAGACAGCCTTGACTATTTTCTGGTCGCAATCCAATACCTTAGGAAAGTAGTCGCTATAGAACATAGCGAACAGGTATTGGATATCTCCCCAAGTGGCGTTATCAGGTTTCTTGGCCCCGCATTTATCGAACATCTGCTTAGCGTCCTCCATCGTCCATCTTCTCTTGGATCCGTCAGCGTTAAGCATCTTGTCGGCGGCTTCCCTAGCCAACTCCTTGGAAAAGTGATATCCATGGGTGTCTATGTACCGCTTATAATCCGGGTCATCAGCGTCTGCTCCTCAGTAGTAACGACTTCTACGACCTCTACGCATGTAAGGATCCATGCTATCGTACTCGTCACGGATCTCACGCTCGCCGAACCAGCCCTTGCGATACATCTCGTCCTCCCGCTCATGGTGCTTTTGACGTTTCTCAAGCTCCCGCTCGTTACGTTCCAGCTCCCTCTCACGTCTCTCAAGATTACGCTCACGACGCTCCAGCTCCTCCATCATCCCGTCACGATCCTTGCCATAATGGTCATATACCCCGCCATCATAACCCATGTACGTGCCGTCAGAACGACGGGAGCGTCCTCTACCGCCTCTTCGATCATAGATCTCATCATCATATTCCTCTTGGCCATTGCCTAAATCTATAACTCTCATATTAACCTAATTTTTTAATTAACAACTCTTTTAACTCATCGAAAGAAGACCCCATCCTATCGACCTTCTCCTCAAGATTCTTAATCTTTCGGTCTTGATCCTTAGTCTGCTTAAAAGTGGGATTGATATCTTCCAAGATACTATCGCATGCCTCTATGATCTCCTTATTCTTATCCACGCTATTCACGATATCCGTACTGGTTCGTTTCATGGCGTTCAGGTGGTTCATTATCGGATCCACGGAGCAGGCTAGCGTAATGCCGTTGGCCATAGCCACGTTCTGATTCTCTGGAACTACGTATGTCATAGACTTCCCGTCCACCTCTATAGTAAGGTCCATAACCCGATCTTGCAGCTGCTGGTACTGACCTAGCTGGGATTGGGCGAACCTAGGTTCCGAGACGTTAACCACCGTACCCATAAAGAATTTAGGAACCCCTGAGGTGTCCAACGTATAAACCTGATATCCTTTCTTTAAATCCTTAAACATAATAACGATCTTTTTTAATGGGAGGGAGGTTACCCTCCCTATTCTTTCTTAGTAAATTCACGCGCTAGGGGCCGTAGCCGTATGACCTAACATCCTGAACACGCCGGTGCATTTGTTGTAATACACGAGATGCTCGGTGTAAGCCCCTACCACAGGGTCACCAGATGCCACGGGAGTCGTAATATCCTGCCCTGTCATATGTGCCCCAACCTTATCCACTATAGGTGTCTTGTTGACGATAACCCCGGCGTTGGATACCGTAACAGGGGTGGTGGTGGATAAGCCGGACGGGAGGACGATCGTGGCCGGATAATCAGCCTCGGTCTCAGTTACCGGATGACGGACTTTCCATAACAATATCCCCTCTGGAGGCAGTGAGTTCCACTGACACGGATTGATGCCAAAATCAACCGTAGGTTCGGCCGCAGAAGCGTCAGATACCTTTCCAGTAGTGGCTACTACCGAGATACCTCCCCTATCAAGACGGTAGGAGGCGAATGAGCCGATCATATATCCTCTGAAATCAGCCATATTGTCCCCCTTTCTTATAATACGGCGTTAGTAGTGCCGCAAGCGCATCCACATTCGTTAGCCACCCTTACGGTAGGAGCATAGCAGCAGCCCGGGTTCTGTACGACGTAAGCAGGAATCGGAGCCTTTGGAGCTAACTGGCTAACAATGTTCTGTGTCTGTTGTTGGGTGATGGCGGAAGTAGCCAAAGCCTGTTTCTCCTCACGAAGCTGTTGGATAGTATTCTGCATCTCACGCATCTCAAGTTGACAGAACTTGTCATTGATAATCTGCGTTTGGGCATCTATCTTAGCGGCTAACACTTGCGTCTGGGCTTGATTGGATTGAATAACGTTATTGAAGCCGTTAGTCAAATTGTTCTGCAATACGTTCGTCTGACCGGTGATAGCCAACTGATTTTCATACCCTTGACGTGTGATAGCGTTCTGGATATTGCAACCCATCGTATCCAAGGAATGTTGAACGTTATTGAAACCACTAGCCATAGCGCTTTGCAAATTGCAGCAGCAAGAGCTAATTTGGTTACCGATCTCACATCCTTGTTGCTGTACGGCGTTGATAACGGCTTGAGATGTCATACCTACCTGACCAGCCACCTTATCAATAGCGCCTTGTACATTACAGATAGCGTTTTGTAATTGAGAGGTAGAACAGTTAAGGGCGTTAGAGATCTGATCAATAGCGCTTCTGTTACCTTGGATAGCCTGCATCAGTAGCTCACGGCCATAGTCGTTGTTCAATTGAGCCGGAAGACCGTTAGCGCAACAATCATTTCCATTACCACCAAAACCATTTCCGAAACCACGTCCGCCCCATAACCAGAACAGGACAATGATCCACAACCACCAACCGTTAGCCCCTCCGAACTGGTCTTGGTTGTTACGACCGTTCATCAACGCAGCGACTAAATTCGGATCCATCTTATTACCACCCAAAAGGCTGGTAAACATACCCGGAATCATAGATAATAAACCATTAGCGGCGCTACCGCTCCCGGAACCCATGCCGTCTAACAGCACGATTTTGTCTCCACTTGTACCCATGTCTATTTATTTTTGAATTAATAATAACCCCACCTGATAGTGGGCGTTACAAAGTTCAAAAATTAACAGGCCTAAGATCGTGATATGTGTCATCATCAAAGTACGTCATGTCTTGTAAATGGGATTAATAAGAACCGATACAAGACAAAAAATCCGGAGCGTATCACTACGACCCGGATTCATCGCAAATCTATAAAATCCAATGTTTCAATGCTCGAAAGAAAACGTCTCACGACGTCAAAGAGAGATTAACTACACGAAAAATCTCGCATCAACTTATTTGTATTAGCAGTGTATTCATTAACTATCTTACTGGATGAAGGATTATCCTCTATCCTTGACAGGCGGTTATCGTCACTCCTTACCGTAACATCACCCATCCTTCGTACCATGTTTTCTTGATATGATGATGGATCGGAGTATATAAGATCATCGACGAACCTATATATTGATCCATCAACCGTCTCACCTATCTTCTCATATAAGCCGGATTGGAACGACACGAAATCATCATACCTTCCACGAGCCAAGAACGAACCGTCCGGTCTCGCCTCGACGCCGCCGTTGACCTCCCGGAGCAGGCCCGGATTCCTTTGGTACAGATACCTATAAAACCCGGCATCCATCATCCTATCCTGTCTATCCAGATAGAAAAGGTTTCTCATGCTACTGTCACCGGACTCGATAGCCACGTCAAACAGAAGATCCCTTACCTGACCTTCCGGCAACGACATCTCCATGCTTTTTAACGTACCTCTGTCATGGTGGTTCAAAGATACATTATAAAATCCATTAAAATCAAGGAAACGTAAGACATTATTATATAAATCCGATTTTTTTAACCTTTCCTTGATCTGGATCTTCCTCAACGATGTACAGGATTTGATAAAATCCCGATCCTTTCCCTGCCTAGCCTCGTATCTCCTGAACTCCCGATCAATATCGACATCATCCATCTTAGGGGTTACGGGACGCTGATATATTAATCTGGTAAGGATCATGTTCTCAGTATTCGAGGATGAGATGTTGGACATAACTAGCTTCTTTATGTTATCCTTGATCACGTCAATATCGGATCGAGAAGCCCCGGCAGGAACCACGCCAGCCGGCAAGTACGAGGGTCGCTCTATCCCGATATCGGCCAACATCTCATAGGCCTGATCGGTGTCGGTTATCGGGGCTGTGTTATGGTACGTATTCCTACCCATATACAACATGCTCCTATCATACATATCGGAAGGGGATGTATTCCCGGACCTTACATACACCATCCTATCACTGGTAGAATAAGTATCCTGAACCTCGTATATCGGATTCCCTTTTCCTGTTATCCTATCAAGATCGGAGATAAAGCTATCGTATACCGAATTGCCTGCCTGTATGGAAGATAACATGACATCCAGCGACGCCATAAGATCACGGATATCCTCCGGTCTGGATATAACCATCTCATCGCTGATCGCCTCGCTTATATCCACGCCCATGTCGGCAAGATCCATAGCTATGTCATACAGACGTCCGGAAACGTCCTTGATGTCCTTAAAATCATCCATATCGATTATCTCCCCAACCTTATCCCTTAGACCCTTCATATCCTTAGGCATACTGATATACGGTGTGGTACTATTGAAGTACGAGTCGGTAATCGTATTTCCGTCCTGACTCCGAACCTCCATACGGGTCATATTACGATACGTGTCATACATCCGATCTGCGTAATCCTGATCATCCTGATACCGGAGTGCCAAGGAAGGGTATGGGATGGAGGTGAAAACCCGGTCAAACTCCCGGCGGTCGCTGATACCGCCTACCGCCCTCATGATCGTATCCCTTACCTCCATTGGATTCAAGGCTCTTCTCTTCCCTAACGAGTCATATGTATCCTCATATATCATATAATCATCACCAAGGCCTGACTCGGAGGATAGGAAATACATATCCTTCTCATTAAGATCCCCGTCAGACATAAAATCGACAATCCTCCTCATCATATCCCTTACCCGCTCATACGCCGATCTGTTGGTCATGATATTATCAATCTCATCGGCGTCATACATCCCGGATCGCTCAAGATTGTACCTATTGAGAAATATATCACCACCGGAGAGGAAATTGGATATGATCATATCATTAAGATCGTTGATATTATCGACTCCCAAGGAAGTAAGGGTGTTATTGATATCCTTAACCTCATCGGCCATGAAATTGCCAGCGAAATAGTTCTTCCGCTTGATAAAGGACATGACATCATCATACCTAGGTTCCCCGTTACTATCTATGTCATATTCCGATGGCATGGACATCCAATCGCCAAAGAAAGACACGAAGTCGGTGGAGTAGGCCGTACCCCAGACCGATAAGGCCTGCTTCTGGTCGCCCAGCACCTCCATCGCCCTTTGGTATAATCCGGATGGTTGGTTGTTAGGGGCAAGGACATTATCTACCCCACCCTCCTTATTTTTTATCACATAACAAGATCTTCCCATTGCTAAATCGTTTTGACACAAAGATATAAAAAATCCCGCCTACTCTCACGAGCGGACGGGAGCCAAATAACAATAATAACAAACCTTATGTTTCTCCGAAAAGTACAAATCTTTTTGCCGATCCTCACGGACAGGCAAAAACTCAATCCTAAATTATAAAAAATGGAGTTTATCGTTTAGCGAAAATATCCTTATCTGATCTACTGAGAACCCTACCTTTTAATTCCAAGAACCTAGACATCCATTCCCTAGATATCTTAGACACGATCCACTGGAATCCCTTAGGAGTCACATAAACAGTGTTAGTTCCATAAAACTCATCATCATCACGATATCTATAACGAGCGTAACCACGATCTATCATCCTTTGGGAAAGCAACCACCTCTTACCGGTCTTAGCGAAGAACTTATTATCCTCAAGCAATATACGAAGATTCTTCTCCGCTATATCATAACCATGAGCCTCCAACTTCTCCCGAACCTCTCTGATCAACATATCTGTCTCTTGGGCTATTTCGGCTGTCTTAGCGAACTCAACCATAGGAGCCTGTTCTTTGATAATATTATCAGATATCCTTTTGGCTTCCTCTGCAGCTTTCTTCGCCTCAGCTAATGCCTTTTTCTCCTTTTCAGATTTAAGTAACGCCTCTAATGCCTCTATATAATCAGATGGAAGATCGTTTTCTGCTTATATCAGAGTTATTCCTATTTATTGATGTACGCCCTTTCAATAGAAGTTCCTTTATCTTGTCTGCACACCATAACTTAAAATCTATACTAAGCCATTGAGCAAAATCTATAGCTATATCTTCATGCAGCCATACTCCACCTCCAAAAGCTGGCATTCCAGTCTTCTTTATAACTAACTGATTTTCAGATTTACCAGTTTTTCTGGTAATTGCACTAACCAGCTAATTTGCAGATGTTAGCGATAAATAATCATTTGGTCTTCTATTGAAGTGTTTAGCCATCTCTGTGGCATTAATATAAGTCGTTCCATTGATCGTCTTAAAAGTCACCTCATTTCCATCATAACTAAAAATCTCAGATAATTCACTCATAATATAAAAACAACGAGAGCCACCAGCGTCCGTTACTCCACTGAGGACTCTCATCTATCGCCTACGTCTAGGCGAGTTAATATCTTCTTCTGGTCTAGCAACGGATAGACACCGCAAATATAAGACCTTATTTTGAAACTACAAACAAACAGGATATATTTTTACAAAAAATGTAATCAATTATATTCCTCTGTCATATACAATGCATAATCATACCTATCCTCCATCATCATCACCACCTTCTTGATATCAGATAAAGTTAGTTTCTTTATCTCCATATTCCTGCTATCCATTCTGACAAAAGAGCCCTTGAACTCCTGCTCGGTTATAGCCTCCAACCTAAATAGATTGTATTTTATAAGCAACAGGCTTACGTCAAATATCAGGATATTAAGATCAATATCATCCTTCAACTCATTAAGAAGATCACGCATCATGGCTTTGATAGCATCGGTATCAAGTTCCAGTTTCTCGGCCTCTCTCATCAGCTTCTTGATGATGCCATTGTGCTCGATTATGATGTTAGCATTATCATCATCGGTAGGTAGAAGGATATCCATCGTACATTTTATACCAACCTTATCACTAAGCCTTTTATTGAACTCAGTCATATAGTCAAAAGCCTGATCCCTGCTTAATGCGTATGTATGATCAAGCAACTGCTTTTGTCTGACATCGACAAAATAGTTACTGGTGTATAACATCATCAAGACCTTTACTCGCTGGATGCGTAGGTCTTGCATAATTTTCCGGTGTAAAAAAGCATCTAATTGCATAATATAAAGAGTCCCCACCGGGGCCATCACACACCCGACAGGGACCAACTTTTAAATATCTTACTCGTCAGGTGATGGACTGACACCGCAAAGATAAGACGAATAAATTTACCTAGCAAGGATTTTCCGCCTCATTTTCTCCGGATACTACATTACCGTCTGAAACCAAAGACCTATCCTCGGCAGCCTTCGTAGGCGAGGCGGACCCCGATTGGAGGTCAGACGGGCTGCCGAACGGGGTCTCCGTATCCTCGAAGAACGTCTCATCCCTCCTGATACTCATCCTAAACTTAGGGGCTATGAAAGGATCGTTATTAAGATCGATGTTGATCGTAACGTCATTCATCAAAATATCCTCCTTAGTCCTGGAATCGCCTATCCACCCTCTTACGTCAGTAGTCATAGGCATCTTACTAGCCGCTTCCTTGACAGCCCCTAGCCGTTTCTTGATAACATCCACGTCTCCCGTCAACGAAATCATATATGTCTTATTATCCAACCCGGATCTGGCTATAGCGTTATTAAGATCCATTATATCATCAATACTTACGCCTCCGCCTAGACCCTCCATAATCCTATCAGCCATCGATCCGATCATGGATGAGAATGATGATATATCCTGATTTTTCAATCTTACGGGGTACAGGTAATTTCTTCCATTTCCTGTCTTTATAGCTACAACCGGGATACGCGAATTTTTATAATTACCATACTTGTCCCTAACGATAGCCGTACAGAACGGGAATATGTTATACCTAATATTATCCTTCATCGTAACCTCCCCGTTCTCTATATATCCTACGCTCTCGACCTTACCAACCGTCTCATTGGTAAAGTCATTTTCGGATACCATCAACGTACCATTATCATCACTTATGCTAAAATTAGGTCTTCCCGGCAAAACACTGGTAACTGTGCCTACGGACGGTATATCAATCTCGCCAGCGACAGATCCCACATTATCCCTATACAACTCAAAGGCCATACTCCTTAAATCAGCGTTACTCCCTTTTGAGTCTGGATCATTGGCTTTTAGCACCGAGACAAAATTACCATCACTATCCACGATCTTAATAACCATATTATCAACCAGCTCTCTGTAAGCCGACTTAGTCTCATCAGAATTAGGATCAACGGCGTTAAGTCTATTGTATTTATCATACAGTCCCTTGGTGTATGGATCTGACATATCCATCTTAAACCTTACCATATCACCCTTGCGAAGGCTAGCCGCTGCTTCCTGATTCACCGACTCGTTGTTAGATCCAAACGTATCACCCGTATAATAAGGGATAATAGACCCATCCTGCCCCTTGCGATACACCATGAACCAATTGGAGGTCGATAAGGCGGTCTGCCGCCCCAGTATGACACCGGTAGCGTTCTCGAAAGCCTGAGTGTCATCCTCACTAATCATCCATCTTGAATGATTCTTGGACTCAATAACGCTGAACATGTTCGTCCCATCAGTAAAATCCATCACCATCTTATCATCCATAACATATTCACCGGGCGTGACGAGAGCCTTAAGCCCGGATCCCGCCATAAACCTGTCAAGCCTCATCCCTCCTACCTCATAATACATGACCCCACCGATCTCCCTCTTTTGAGCCATCAACACCACCGGATTCTGGGCGGCGTTGACCTCCGTCCTGCCGGTGGATGTCCCGGGTTCGCTCTCCGTGAGAACATCACCCATAGGTATAGACTTATCGTAATCCTTGACAACCATACTTCCATTATTATACAGCCTCATCCATTCCACGAATTGAAGAAGAGGATCATCAGAATAATTATTAATGATATCAATAGCCTCATTAAGTTTATCCTGATCAACTTCATTCCCGTTGTCAATATCATTCATAAGATCATTGTAAGTCTGTATAGCCCCCTTAACCTGATCCTTATCAAGACCATTAATGTTTATATCTATGATATCATCAATAGTATCTCTGATGTTATTTAAGACGTTATCGTTGGTATTTAACCTATCTATCATTGACCTAATCTTATTAAGCCTAGCTATAGGATTATCGCCAAACCCATTTACAAGATCATTGATACGATCCTTATTATTATCATATATCTGCCTCTCCCTAGGAGATAAGATATCCTCATTACCGTTCCATATCTTTATAGCTATATTATTGATTCTATCATCAGAAGGATTTATGATATCCTCATTATCAGGTACATTCTCAACGATACCGCCCTCATCAGCCTTGATGTCATTCTCCATAGATCTGGCGATCATATGATTATAGGTCTTGAACATAAATGCCTCGTCCTCTCCTATAAGACCATCTTGATAAGCCTTATCTATGGCCTGATCATTGGCATAAAGGGAATTAGCATCAGGATCATCGGTATTCCTGAAATCATACTTGCTGTCATCCTCCTCATAAGTCTTCCCCCATGCGTTCGATAATATCTTCATGAACCCGCGCTCCTGCGCCCGGATGAATCTTCTGTCACGCATACGACGAAGTGACTCGTTTATATTCTTATAAGCCACAAGATTATGACGATACTCGCTAAGAAACGCCATAGCCTCCTTATGATTATCAACCCCACGGATAGATACGGCATTCTCAAAACCGACTATAGTCTCATAAGCTGCCATAAGATCGGCGGCGCTGATCCTTGATTCATCCCTGTTTGATAACAGCTTAGATATATCTGTCTCTGAGTTAACTAACGTAGCTAATCTCCTCTCCAAAGCAATCCTATCCTCCGTCAATTTAAGAAGTCTATCATTCTCATTGGCTAACTTGACCTTATCAGACTCAAGAGCTTCCTTAGATGTGACACTCCGCTGAAGCTTCAAAACATTCTTCTCCATTTTCTGTATATCATCTGTAAGCTTCCTGAGTTTCTCAAGATCCCTACTCGAATCAGGATTAAGACGAGAATATATATCTAAAGCAGATCCTATATCCGTATTGTATATCCTTCCTAACTGATTAGCGATATCATCCAAGTTATCCTTAGCCTCAAGACCGTTATAAGCCATGTTGGAGATATAGGTGTTAAATGATCTATTGGATATACCATCGGTAAGGGAGTCGGCAAATCTGCTGGCCATAGTAAAATTATCAACCTTCTTATTGAACTCACTGATAAGGTTGGACTTATACTCATTTACCTGCTCATCTGTCATATTCATATCGGAGGCTATATCGCTATTAGGTATAGACTCGATGACTGTCTTGAAATTCTCCTTAGTATCATCTAACATCCCCATTTCCTGATCATAACGAAGACGATTGAATACAGCGTCACTAAAAGTCTTATCTACGATTCTAGAATTAGGTATATCGTCAGCGTTATTATCCGTTTTCAAGCCTGATAATTGAGCGTTCAGAGCCATGCTGCCACGAATAGCTTGGATGGCCGCCGAGGTCAAGGCGCCGGCATTAGTGTTGTAGGCCTCCACCATCCCCTTGTTACGGGACATGTCTTGGCTCCATTCCTTTATACCTCCAAGACTTTTTCCTCCCATAACCGATCCAATAATCATACCGATGCCGATCTCCTTCCAGCCCTCATTAGATCCGTAAGTCTCCTTGAACCCGTTCTTTATAGCCTCCATATAGCCTATATTCTGCCGGATAGCCATAGGATTGTATCTTGATTCTACCCAATCCTCGGCGGATTTACTAGCCACTCCCTGAAGACCTTCCTCATACAGACCCTCAGATACCGGGCGTTTGATGATATTGAACGTATTCCCGGCTATTTTCTGCCATTTCTTAGGCGTTATGGCCCTTAATGTCCCGTTATCCATCCTCTCGGCGCCTACGCCAAATATATTGCGTTTTATGAACTTATCCACGCCAAGATCCATGCCGAACATATCGCCGAACATAGCTATATTGGATAATGACAATATACCGACATTGGCGCCAAATACGGCATTAGCGGCATCGGCGTTGTCAGCCCTGAACTTCATAAGCTCCTCATATGGGACTTCCCTTCCATAAGCGTTACGGTAAGACTGCCTGAAATTCTCCTCAGCCTCCATCAACATGCTTCTAGCTTCGACAGATGCCTCCCATGAGGTAGATGTACCAAGAAAAGCGAGGGTGTCCAGCCCCTTGCCTATCCTCTGTCCAGTACGGGCGGCCCTAAGGTAAACGCCGAACGCTTTCTTGGTATCCGAAGCCGCTTTGCCTATCCTAGCCAAAGCCACGCCTGCCCTAGCTCCCGTACGAGCTAAGTTCATCAATCCAGCACCGGAATATACAGCTGATGATAACATGGCACCAGCGGTAAAAGCAAGACCGGATAAGAAATCGTTAGACCAGAAATTAGCCGTAGTCATGCTCTGAAGAAAATTCATATCCCGCTCCTCTCGATTGTAATAATGAGCTAGACCATAATCCATCTTCTTATCCTGATCATCCAGCCATCTCGTGAAATCGTTATCAAATACGGCGTTAAAATTACCTCTGGATACACCGGCGTAAATACCATAAAAAGGCTGGATAACGCCGCCTAATCCGTATAAAGCAGTCTTACCCGCCAGCTTACCCAATCCTCTCATCCATTTCTCGGTCCTACCTTGGCTCCTAGATAGACGCGTGTCGTTATCTACGCCTGGAATATAAGACTCGTATTTAGGTATCCAAGTACCGCTACTGAGTCGATATCTTGAATCCTCCAACGATATCTCCGGACCTGTAAGGTTAAACCTACCCTTATAGCTTTGGTCAGATGCCATATATCCCAATGGGGACATATGCTTTATATCATCATAATAATTTGTCTTAACGGTATTCTTAATCCTTTCCGACAATGATGGTATCTGCGACTTTGATCTCTCCGAAGCAGAGTACGGATCAAGCACGGGAGGCAAATCACGATCCGGTATATCGTAGGTATTCGTACCAATGGCTCTAGTGGCATCAACACCCATTGTAGGATAGCCATATCTTTCGGCCAATTTCTTTCCATCAGGAACGTTATTACCGGTTTCCATTATTTCCATTATTTCCACTATTTCTGTTTTTTATCTCTTGATCAATGATACTGGCTATAGGGGAGATGAAACTCTCGAAGTCATCGGTAGTCGATCTACCCTCACTCCTCCAATACACCTCATTTTCCTTACTAAGTATCTGTTGCCACGCCATAGTCAAATAATACTGAGGACAAAAATCAATCTTTCTGGCTACTTCGTCAGCGTAAGCTACGCCATCTAGGTCTATAGAATACAACGGGGTATCTCCCTTACTGGCTTTCCCCTTACCATATATATCCACATTTATGCCAGAAGATCCATTATTGTACTTATATCCTGAAGCCCTTAACTCGTACATGGAAGCGTTATCAAACAACACGTCAGTAGCGATCATCATCTGATCCTTCCTGATATTACCGTCATTTATATTCGTAAACATATCTATATAAGGCATTGTCATATCTTTGGCCCCGCTGGCGTAAGCGAATGGAGCCACCTGCAATGACTTAGCCATCTTCCCATAAGCGTTATCACTTGAATTAGCGAACGATATAGATACAACACCAGAGTCGTAGGTCTCGGATGGAATATTTACATCCTCTTTATAGAAAGCAAGGTTATTGGCAGCCAGATCAGCCTCGCTTACCTCAATAACGGATCTACCATCACCTCCATTATTGCCAATGATCTGATACTTACCATCACCTATAGGGGATATGGTAAACGTTATCTTCGTATTGGCATTATCCTTATCCTTAGGAATAAAACCACCACCACGGGTAAATAGGTCACTAATCTTTATATAATCATACTCGGCTTTGCTTTTAGACGGATAATCACCGGAAAAGATATACTCACGCTCGGCGTACTCATGACGATATTGCCTTAAATAATCCTCGCCAGCACGCTTTGCGTCATCATTTAACCTACCCAAATCTCCACGGCTCCATTTATGCCTTAATAAATCATTTCTTTCCTTATGCGCTTCGTCATATATAGCGGTAGCGACAGCGATCGCTCTATTATTCCCAGCAAACCTGTCTTTTATTTCCTCGATATGCCTATTCTTGTTAGCCCCAGATACGGCAAGAGACATTATAGATTCAATATCATCAAGCGACAAAGACGTTCCCATAAGATCATTCAAACGATCCATAATAATACTTGACTGACCTGAATCTACCGATACGTATGGCGCTTCCCCTTGAATATTACTATTAACAACGTTTATATTATCATTTAGCAAAGAACTATAAGCAGATAGCTTAGCCCAATCGTCTAATGTTATATCGTTTATGCCATCTATATCAAAAACCTTATCACCATTATTGTTAATATCCCCAAGATTGAATGTACCAAATCCGTAACTAATGTCTATACCTGATCCTTCATACGATCTAGCCTCTTTCTCAATTATAGCATCAACACCATCCAAAACCGTATTCTCAGCCTTATTGAAGCCCTCATTAATCTTACTATACTTATTCCTTTGATTATTTAACCCAAGAAGCTTTATATAACTATCCTTTCCATTATAATCAAGAAGTGTATTCGTAGATCCACCATTAGCCTTAAAATAAGTCATGATAACCTGATCCCTATCCATATCCTTGACCACATTACTATTCTCGGGATCAGATGCCCATGCGTCGATCTTCCTCTTGGCATCGTCTGATAGAGACTTTACAAAATTCTCCATGCCTGTATTCACCGCCTTTTCATTGGCTATAAATCCATTCATGAACTCATCGCTTATATTCACATCTTCAAGATTGACACTCTTCGTAACCACGGTGGGACCGGTCATGTCATCGCCTCCACCATTTCCATTCTCCGATTTACCTGATTTACTAGCTCTTATCAAAGCGGATTTCTCCATGGCTAGATTATGCCTTTTTGTCTCATTGAACTTAGCCCTCTCCATCATCTGCTGATTAGCCTTGAAATAATAATCATCAACACCAAGCGTCTCGTATGAGTTATTATAAGACCATCGTAACCCCACGCCACGAAGGAACTGCTGCCTCACCATGAACATGCCGGCCCGCTCCGGACTGTAGTTGCTGCCGATAACGCCCTCAGCCTCCTCCACGAAATCATTTTTCTGCTTGGTGATATCCGCCAGCTCTGACTCCAACCTAGCCTTTTTGACCTTATCATTGCCAACGCCCTTTAGCTTTGCCCGTATAGATTCTTCCTTGGCACTAAAATCATCAATATACCCTTTAAGGAAATCAGAGGTACTCTGGACATTGAATAGGTCAGGATTCGTCCTAGCCATATACCTACCCTCTAGTTGCATCTGAGCTTTGCCGTTCTCTGATATGGAAGCCATGGCTATATCCCTGACTTGAGCATAGCTCATTTCATCTATATACATCTCACGCATCTCCCCCGTCCTGTTACCATTGGCATCAATCACCGGCACATTGACTTTCTTTCCCTTATTAAGGGAGATGAAGTTCTTCATCTTCTCATCAACCTCAGCGTGATAATCCGTATAAGGAGTATAATGTATAGGATTAAGACGTGTTCCTACCTGACCGTCATTCATCCATGCCACGGCATCGGCGAAAGCCTCAGCCTCGTTTATAGGACTATACATCTTAGGATTATTCAATTTCATATCCTCCATCTTCTCACTAAACGACCGGATCTCCCTAGTGCCGGCAATGGCATTCAACACACGGGTATCCAGAGCCTCTCCAAGACGAGTCTGTATACTTCTGGCTATACCATCAGAAGCCAGATTGGATTTACGATACACGTTATTCACGTCCTGTATCAATCCATTTAACCTATTCTGAAGATATTCCCTATCCTGAGGTTTTATAATGTCAGAATTGATAATATAATCAGCATACTCGTTTATAGCCTGCCGATTGGTATCTATCTTCTGCTGCATGTATCCCATACCCTGCATCATGACATCCATGTTGTAGGGTGATACGTACTTACCGTAATTCCTTAATATACTGTATTGTGAAGCCATCCTTTATCCTTTCTTGCCTTTAGTTACTTCCTGAGCGGGATATAATCTCCTATAACTCAATATATCCCCTTGAGGATCTGCGATCAACTGGCCATTGGGACCAATCTTAACATCCCCAAATATAGATCTTAATGTATTCATGGTCGTAGCCGTGTTCCACTTCTGCTGAATCTCATCATTGACGCTATCGAAATACCTAGCCCAGTTCTCGTCATTTATAGCCAATCCCTGCAATATCCGTTGTAGATAAGCTTGACGTTGGGCTATGTTCTTGTCGTAAGTATTCGCCCATGATTGAGAATTGACATTATCAGCCCAAGTCCTTTGAGCCACATTCCCTTGTTCTACCTCATTTATATACTTACCTATATTGAAACTCATGATAGCCTGTAAATTGGAAGATAAAGCCCCTCTCTGGGAATCCGGGACATTACCCATCTGATCCAATTGTGATTGGAAAGCACGATTAGCCTCAACCATATACTGATCAGCCGATCTCAACACCGGGTCCACGGTAGGAGCGTAATGTCTTTCCAGACCTTCCGTTGTCACGGCTCCCGGAGTCATCCTGAACACCTCAGGAAAGTCAAGACCACCACCTACTATATTCCTGCCTCCATTGCCGCCGTTCGACTTACCGGCATTTGTGTTGGTTTTAGGAAGTGTATTAGGATCAATCAGCTCAGGCATATCCAGCTTAACATCAGGATCCTCCACATCACCTATATCCATAGGACCGGGAGCCACCTTATGCGGGTCAAGTATAAAATCAAGACCTTCCATGCCTTTCATGGATCTTAACGCCTGCATCTTAAGCATATCCTCCCCAAGGATATTATTAACAATATCTTTATTCTTGTCAGAAAACAGTTGACTGAAATGAGTGATACCAGCGTCGTTAAGAGCTTTATGCTGTTCCTCTGTAACAACATCCAGACCGATCATAGGACGAGATGAGGAATATTGACCAAACTTATTGTCTCTCATCCTATCATGATATGAGGCTTTCTTATCTTCCGGGTAATTACCTTGGCTATCCTCACCGCCAAAAGAAACGAGCGTCGTGTAATCCCGAAGCGCCTCTGCGTTGGCGATGATCGAGTTCTCAGCCGTAGCCAAGCCCATCCAGCCACTCGTCTGCCCGTAGATAGCGTCCTGTAGCGCCCTAGCCTTAGTATTGCCCGTGGCATTCATATAAGCCTCATAAGCGACAGGATTAAACGTCTTATAATAATCCAGTCTCTCATCAGCGTTAATGCCGCCATAAGAACCGTCCTGACCCTGACGTTGATACCCAAACGTATTATCCTTATTATTGTACTTATTCTCTACAGGGCGGAAAGTAAGGAGATAATCGAATAAAGAGCTACCACCTTTCTCCATCTTCTGACGAATACCAGCTACTTTCTTAAGCAGCTCTTTCTTAGCCTCGGCTACATCATCTTCTGTAAGACCATATTCTTTCATGGATCTGGATATGATGTTATCTATCTCCCCACCCTTGGCGAAATACGTATCCTCATCCTTCTTCATCTTCCGGTCTTCCTGCTCCTTGTATATGACATTAGCGAAGTCCGTAAACCTTCCCTCTAAGCCATTAACGGTATCGTTACTATCATTTATAACCTTAGATAATACGGAGGCGTTTAAACGCCTTGTATTCTCGTCATCTATCTTATCGTTTTTCTTCAGCTTCTCCAGCGCCTTTTTCTGATCATCGTAAGCCGATTTAAGACCGATCTTAGCCTTATACCTGTCCATTAACGTAGCATACGTATCCTTAGGCGTGGCTTTGATCCCATACGTATCTCTGATGTATTTAGCGAAATCCGGCTCTATGGTTGTGTCGTCGGTAATAACCTTCGTTCCCTGCTCCAAGGAAACGGGGGTTCCACCATCGGCGTGCTTCTGCCCCATAGCCTCCATCGGCGCCTCTCCGGGCTGCGTCACGTACTCACCCTTCTCGACCTCTACGTTGGCTTGATCTTCCATTGACTTAGGTAACGGATACAGGTACTCACCGGTAAGGCTTCCGCTATCGAACCTATTATTAGGGCCTAGATAAACACCCCCACCATCCTTGTACTGCATCTGGGATTGCCTTCTTTGTCTGGCCTCACGCTCCTGAGCCAACCTGATATTGGTACGAGTACCTTTCTCAGACGCTATCCCAGAAACCACGTTACGAGCCAATCCCATGATACCACTAATTCCTGAGGCTATGGTGGTTATCGTATTAGCCGTTTTAGCCCTAGTGGATAAATCTCCATATCCCTCACTTCTCATACGCCCTATACCACGACCCATCTGAGTGAATCTAGACCCTATATCATCAGCGCCATAGTAAGGGATGGTGGTAAAATCAAAAACATCCGTACTACCAGACTTGTCAACCTTCTTATTACTGTCAACCAAAGCGCTCAAATCACTTGTATCAATGGTATTAATATCAGGCTGCTGAATATCAAATCCTATCTGGGTAGACGAAACCAAAGGCTCCACTCCAATACCCTGAAGACCAACAACATTACCGGGCATAATAGGGGTGACTTCCCCGGCCTCTTGATATTTAGGTATCTTCCTCTTGATTACATACTTGCTCATATCAAATTAATTTCGTTCTGACACAAAGATAGTTTAAAAAAAAATAGAGACTCATCATTTCACAACGATGAGTCTCTCAGCAAATGCTATTATTATGTACAGAATTAAATTCTTTTTTATGAATAATGATCCTATAGCCTTAACCAAATCATAGAAACCGGCAGAACTGAGACCTACAGCCACTCCATATAATAGAGCCTCCCACCATTCACTCCCTATAAGCAATGGAGACACCTTTAGTAGCCACGCTAATATACAAACCAGCATACCTATGACTACGGCGGATAGGACTTTAGCCCACTTATGGGTGTCAATATACGGCACTACCTTGGCTAACTGCGTAGCTGACATCGTGACGAAAGCCATGATGCCGGTAAAGGTAGTTAGATCAATGGTGATAGTCCCTTCTGACGGGATTATCTCTTGAGCCATCAACGCCATTGGCGCTAATAACATAACTAATAGGAACAATAACTTCTTCATATCAAAAACGTTTAATGATTTCACAAATATAACACTAAATCAATTAAATATATGAATATATCTATTGAAATATAGATATACGACAATAACCATGGCCTATATGACCTTTCCCTAAATCATATAATCCACCCAAAGGATTAGGCATTTTTTCTAATTCCCCTTTCACATCTGTCCATACGAACCCGTTCCCATCTATCATCTTAGTGTTAGTAAATACATATTTATCATATTTCACGCATCCCGGATGACCGGATATATACGAGGATCCTCCACCACCAGCTTGAATAGCGTTCGACGATATCCCGCCGCTTGGCCCTCCATAAAAGCCTCCTCCTCCACCAGAGGAATACGAAACGCCATCAAAACCACATCCTCCTCCCACTCCTAATAGACCTCCATTTCCGTTAGTTAAATTATTGCCGGAGTTAGATCCTCCCGCTACTTGGGATGCAGGAGTTCCCTTGGCATAGCCCCCCAGATACGCCTTCAACCCTCCCGCTGATCCTCCGTGCCCAATAAAATAATACTCACATCCTCCACCACCTCCCCCGGATACCATAATACGGGTCTTTAAAGAATCTAAGTTTAGAGGATCGCTATTGTTGGACAACCTCAAATCTGTAGCTCCGCCCCCGGCTCCCTCATAGATATACCTTCCAGCGCTCTCATTAGTCATTGAATGCCCTGAACCTCCTCCATTATAATTATATTTTACAACATTACTCGTCTGCTTAAGTCCACCATTTCCACAATACACATAAATGATATCACCACCAACTAACTTGATAAATCCAGCCACATATCCACCATACCCAGGGTCATTGGATCTGGTAAACCTATCTTCGCTATCATTGTAACCATAATTACCTTGACCACCCCAGCACTCAACATAATAATACGCCGACTTTGGAGCTACAAATGTATAGTAATTATTACTATTATAAGTGTATGTATACAATACATCCAAGCTTTTGGGACCTGTCATTACACGTCTTCTCATAACATACCTCCCCTTAGATATTTTACTAACAATGCTATAACCATCCTCCTATCATCAGCAATAGCATCTACCCATCTATTCCTCCATCCTAAACTACTAGGGGGGGTAAAACAAGTCCCCTTAAATAACACATCAAATAAAAACAACAACTTATTCATAACAAATTATTTATAATTAAAATACTAACTATTATTTCTACTCACACCTTTTATGTTAAGGCTTAACCCCGGTATCATATTAAGAACCAACTGCCTTTTTGCCTGTTCCCTACGCATACGCTCGGCCTCCGCTATCTGCGCCTCCGATTGAGGATCATTCTTAATATTATTGGCGATGTCCTCTATGGCTTTCTTGTTAGCGCCGGATTGAGCTAGCATCTTATATAACAGGTCTTGGCCTTCCTTCTCCCACCAGCTATCCATGGGAGGGCGGGAAGCCAAAGAAGGATCGGCAGGGGCTACCGTCTCAGGTATAGGCTGCTGACCTCCGTCCCCCGTGTCCGAATCCCGCTGCCCGAACTCGTATCTCATTGGCTCGACCTCAGGGACACCATACCTATTAGCGAATACATCAGCGAACTCAAATCTCTTCTCGTTTCTTAATGTCGATCCAAGAGGCCTTCCATACCCCTGATTCCATGCTACGGTAGCGTCCTTGTAGTTGGTAGCGTTATCAAAATCAGCCTTTGAGTACATATAATAATTATATACATTGCCTTGAGCGTCCTTATCAAAGAACTTGCCTTGGTTCATGTAGTTCCAGCCTAGCCCCGGTACACGACCTTGATACTCATCCACAAGATAATCCAGTTGTTGGGTTAATGTAGGCTTCTTTCCGTACCTGCGCTGTAGCTCTTTCTTCCTCGGTCCAAGCCATTGCTGGATACCAAAGTCACCGGCGGTTCCTAGGGCAGTGGTATCCCCTCCGGACTCGGCGGCGATGTTAGACAGGATGCCGATCGCTTGTGTTTGTGGTATCCCCTTCTTATCCGTCAGATAATCCCATATCTCATCATATACAGCCATTTTGCTATCCCCTGATCTACGAGGATCAATCACATACTTGCCAGAACCATAAGAGCGATTGGTATTTACAGGACCTCCCTCTTCTTTCTCCTCCTTATCATCAACCAGCATAGTAGAACCAAGACCTACATAATAATCCAAATCCTCATAAACACGGTTGACAACTTTCTCGGCTATATCCTGAAATTTTTTCTTATCATCCTTATCCGGTATCCTTTTCTTTATCCCTCTCAACGTCTTACCTAGATACTTGGTGAACACGTCATTTGGGATGCTCGCATAATCATCCAATTTATCAAATATCCTACCATAAATACTTGACTCCCAAGGATTGTCAAACACATTACCCTTCCCAACTATCCCCATTTTGTAAGAAGGAGCAGATTTAAGAGAGACACCACCGGTAAGGATATCAAATTCTGGATGGGTATCATCTAGAGATTTATCATCAAGCTGTTTATAATATATAGGAGATTGACCGAATATCACACGATCAAGATCAGATCTATACATCTTTCTTGCTATATCCTCTATCTCTCCTCCATCTTGCTTATCTTCGATCTTCTCTCCCCATAGCCCATATTTCTCCATGGGCCATATGCCGTCTATGGCATCCACATAACCAACGGGATACTCCCCGTCCAGACGCCGGTTTCGCCGCTCGTCCGCCGGGTACAGGGCGTTGGCCAACGGCTGCGTGATATGACCCAACCCCTTATCCTTGGAACTCGACATAGCATCCACCACAGTCCGATATACAGGTCTTAATTTCTCAGGTAGATATAATCCCGCCTCATCAACCAACTCACCGATCTTTTTATTTATACCCCTGAGGCTGAAATTATAATTACCCATGCCATTATTCAACGGGGACAATGTACCTCTTATCCCATTCATACCCTTGACGGCAGCCCCTCCGCTAAGGATATCAAACTCCGGGGACACGTTTCTCAAAGGACTATCATCCATACCCCTGAAATACATGGGACGCTCACCTCTTACGACACGATCAAGATCCTCCTTATATAAATCCTTTATCCATGACGGGGTCTCCTCCCGCTTGTTCTTCTTTGCCATAAATCTTCTTTTTCACAAAGATAAGTATAATCAGATGCGGATTAAAACATTAGGCGGGTACATGATCATATCACCTACCCACCTACATCCTCAATGCATATGATAAGCCGCTAAGGCTTTCTTAGCCGAATCCCTCGACTTGTACTTGGCCGGCCATAATTTACCGGTCTTGTTGCTAACCACTCGCCAATTACTCCCTACTTTCTTAATGCATCCTGACTTCGGGCATTCGCCCTTCTTCTTACCGCTAGCTTTTCCTGTTGCCATAACATCAAATATTTAAATTACAATAGTACTCACCTCATAAGTATCATAATTAATTTTTATCTTACTCATTTTTGAAGAATTCGGATCAAAAAATACCAAATAAGCGGCATCATAAATATAACTTGCTATGATATATGAATTAAAAGTCGCCGTAAAACCGGAGCCAGATATCACTCGTGAAAGATACATATGATCATTATTTAGAATATAACTTTTTATATCATCATATTTTGATTTGGTTATAGATGATACTATATCAATAGTCCCAGGTTCTAATAGATAACTTGATATGTCTATACCTCTTATTTTAAAGAAGAATTAATATATTCAACATTCAAATTAGGGTAAACAGATATAGATATATCTGAAAATCCCATATTAAGGGAATTATTTGAAGCGCTGATATAAATAGTGATACAATCATTCCTTTGATCATTAAAAACCATCAAATCATTAATATTCACGCCACCTAACGCTTCCACAAAAGAATTGTTAGGTCTTATCATCCTGACATTGGACGTAGAACTACCATCAAACAACGACTTTATAGTATTATATTGAGATTGAGGCAAAGTAGTAGATTGATCTCCTACAAGCTGTAAGATGATAGCTAAAAAAGCATCCTCATCATCACTTTTAGCTACTGCGTCCTTCCACGTACCATCACCACAAAGGAACCTACCCTCATCCCCCTTAGCAGGAGCCGGCACCAATCCCGCAGCGCCAGCCCCGGACGCCGTGGCGCCAACCATATCCTTGACCTTATCAAGTCTACTGTCTATTTGATTACCATCGTACTTACCAATAAAATCTTCCATATCGTTTTAATATACAAGGGAGAGGCGGCAAAATACCCCCCCCTATATGTTAATAAATCAATAAACTTTCTCCTCATTGCTAAACCAACGAACTATCATCTTGAACCGACTCTCAATGTCATTCACGAACCTAGCCAAGAACCAATCGCCACGAAGACGATCACGCCACCTCCGATGATAATCGACAGCCCTAGGGTCGATCTTCCGGTCAATGTCATTCACATCCTTGATCCATACCGGGAGGTTATTAGTATCGTCTTTGACCTCGTTAAAATAGTCATTTATATTTATCTTCTGATCAACCTCCGTCACCAGTATCTCACGGCTATCGTCATTGGTTACAGGATACCTTAACCGCTGGCTCATATCGTTCTTGTCAGCGATAACCATCCGAAGCTCACCGCTGTTGTTGGTATCGTTATAAAACCATGCCTTATTGAATCCGGTAGTCCTAAGAATTTGGTAATTAACCTCATCCTGATACCTTCTGGCATCCATCCTATATTGGTAGTTCGTGAGGATCTTATTCACATACTGCTCACGTACCGGTACCTCTATAACGAACGGATATAGCTTACCGTAAAATACTTGATACGATTGGCTGGTCAATCCATGAGACCATAACCCTATCTCCTGACTTTCACTTGAGTAGTTCTTTCCAGACTGGAAATAATGCTGGTGCTCGATATAATAATCAGGGGTGTAGGATAAATATGATTTCCACTCACCCTTCAGGCAGTTATATCCAACGGTGAACGAGACGTCCGTGAAATGGCTGGCGTCCTGTAGCTCCACCGCCTGCCCGTTCCTGTAGAACCGGCCGCCACGGAATTGGTACTCGCTCGGATTCCCTACCGGTATATAATCTTTCTTGGTTATCAGAACTCTCTTGAACCGATTGTCCCAGCCCATGGATAGCCCTATACCAAAGAACTTGTTATCGATATCATAATAAGACAACTCAGCGTCCGTATCAGCGTTATATATCCGGCTACGGATGATCTTCATCTGAAGATGCTCCTTAAACCAGTTTCTAAGCCCCGGTGTGACCTCCGTAAGATTCCTACCATTAGAATCTACCTTAAACACCTGACCACGCCTTAAATCGACCCAAAAATGCCCAAACTCGCAACTGATCATATCCCGACTCTGGGTCCCGGAATATCCTAACGTCGTATTATTATACTCGATACCACGAGAGGCGAAAAGACCACCTGTCCCTAGCTCGCTATTCTCCGGGGATATTCTCTCCGCCAACACGTCTATGGCGTTATACAGCCCTACCTGATTCTCGAAGCGAGCCAGTATCTGATCCGACTCTATCCCTTTCATGCTTATAAGTTTCCCGAAAGAGGTCTTGAACTCATGGTAATCCATAGGCTTGTACGACAGCCAAGGATCGGTCATGCCATTCTCCGACACGTCGGCGGTGCTCCATATGACGCCGTTGGGTCTTTGGTAAGCGCAGTCCCAAAAATTGCTATCATACGTCTCTGGTAATGACCTTCCGCCTAGCGTAAAACGATTCTTATACACAGGACTTATCTTAAACACATTATCCCTTGATATAGGGACATTACGCTCCTGAGTCCATGATATATAATCCCCTACCTCCGGATAAAATCCCTCATAAGGCTCAGGCCCGGCTATACGGAAATTGCAATTGATCTCAGACTCCACAAGAAACTGAGGTATGCCATAGAAGTATAGGAAGAAACGACCGCTAAGATACATATCTCCGGTCTTGCAAACCATCTCATAAGCGCTCTTCCGGCTAGGGAAAGAGTATAGCGATCCGGTATCCGTATCGGTCTTATTAAGATAATCCTCCCCGGTGTCGTAATTAACGAAATAACGGGGATACCCGATGTTCCGATAATCATAATAAGGGAATGGTATCATGTCCCCCTGACCGAACTGAGTCAAGTAAAACATAGGCATCTTCCTCTTAAGTGAGAATCTTGATATAAATACATCACCTCCAAAAACAGGTTTACGCTTATTCTTATCCATCAACCCGCAACCGCCTAACGATACCCACCTGATATCCTCTATCTGCCCGTATTGAGCCGGAGAATATTTCTTTATCCTCATATAAGGACAGGATACGAAAGATTCACGTGTCATAAAATGAGGCGTCATACCAGCTACCTCATCATTACGAATATTACATTCATCCTGAATACGGCTGGTATCGTAACTTGATACCAATTCCGGATATTCAAGCATATACTTATCCATACCAAATGACATGAATAACGAGTGCTCACGATCGAGGTTGTTTATGATAATAGGCTTACCGCCTACGGCCTCCCCTTGCGAAGAGATATCTGTTACCGGATATAACCCGCTCTTGATATATTTAGCCGTTGACAATCCACGTAACTCTGACTCCCCTATTTTTTGGTAAAATAAATTATAATGAGCGACAGAAGTATAATAATAAGCATAGTTCCGTCTAGGTCCCCTATCTATCAATGCCGTTAACCACTGATACCTGTACTTGCCTATATCCACCACGGACTGGGCTGTGGCCTTGGCGATACCCGTAGTCAGACGGATAGCCGTCAGCGCTATGCCGACAGGGTTGGCTAAAAAGAACACGCCTCCACCGACATATTGCTGTGAAGCCGACTGATATGTATACTCAGCTATAGCGGATATTAAATTAGCCATAGCCTCCACCGTAGCTAATGATGTTGCCATACTGTAAGCCTTACTCCCTAATATCGTCCATTTAGGGTGATCCTCCACCTCCCTGAATATACCGGAGGATTTACCTAATTGATAACCATCAACAAGGCACTCGGTGGGAGCGTCAGGCTTGTTAAAGGCAATATCAGGGCTTAAGAATGAATACCAGATATTACCCCTCCTGTTAAACGGATGCGTTATAAATTTCTCACGATTAATATCCTTATAGATATACATATCATCAGACAAATCATTGTAAGGATAATTAGGATAAAGGTTAGCCGATCCGTCGGGATCATCGTACTTAAACATATCATAAGCCAGACCGGTACCGATAACGCTCTTATCCAATGTCCTATCGCCCCTATACAACTCATATCCTATTATAGAATCTCTTCTAGCCTTATCTATAAGACCGTTCTCTACCGCTATATCCAGAAACTCATTAACGATATCGTCATCAAGCATCACCCCCATAGGATAAATATAGGAGTCAACTCCATATTGACCGGTCAGTTGAGACGGATTACCCATGAAAGGAGCGACAGAGTTATCCGGAAACTTGTAATGACGTATAGGTCTCTGACAAAACGTGGTTGACGTATTGGGATACTCAGCGTTACCCCCATTACCGGTGAAATAAGACTTACCCCCAACTGATTTAGGAAACCCATAGTATTTCGTCAAAGAATCTATTATGTCCTTCCTCTTTGATCCTCCCGATGATATCCCGATCTTACTTGAATCATACAACTCAAAATTAGCCGGATACTTATTGGTAGACTCCCAATATCCGAAATCACCGTACTGATATGGTCTGGGAGCGCAATCAGCGGGTTTATCCCCACATGAGATACATTTCGCCTCATAGGTAACAAATCTCCTTAATTTCAATTCTTTCGTGAAGAAGAATACGTATTTCACCTCCAGTGGCCGAATGCCAAAACAGAACGGGGCGGGGAAGATGGCAGTGCCAGCCGTATAAAATCCGGCAAGTTCCTTCATGTCCTTCCTCATGGCGAAACCGGTGAAGAACACGCATACCGCAGGCTCGATGCAAACATATATCTTATAGAAAGTAGTCTTGTCATCATTCCAGAACAAGTACTTTGGCATCATAAATATCTTATGATCCACGTAATTCACTATAACACCTTTCTTGGCATCATTAGCCAAAGGATTAGGAGCCACGGTACCTTCCTTGTCCGAGAAAAACGTTATACGAACCTTATTGTATGATGATGAGTCGCCGATCGGATAATTATAGTTACCCATCATCTCTATGTACATAATACCGTTATCAGGATCGGATAAACCACTTATGTATTTCTCGTAATCCAACTCCACCCATCTGGCGTATGAGGATACATGTGGATAGAACTTGAAATAAGTCAAGTTGCTTCTACCGAACCAATTGGTCTTGGCGTCAATATCATTCTGCATAGACACACGACCTTCCCAGTCAGTAGTTATACCGGTATTAAACTTAGAATTATCACCATCGCCAAAAAGACACATGGCGTTCTCGATACCAAACTGACTCTCATATTGGGGGAAATAAGCCTCCATCGTATCCATTAACTGATCAAGCATCGTCTCCGTATGCTTCTTTCCTTCCCATCCGGGATATTGATACAAATATGTGCACTTACCCAATGACCTACCCCCTTGGAATGTAGGAAGTTGAACATCGTTAATAGTAGGATTCACGTGAGGATCACCTACCGAACACCCATTAGTACATATACCCTCATCATATAACTGCCGGACATTAGACATATCCTGACACAAGACCAAGGCGGAGGAGTCTATATCAGACGGGAATTTATCCTCATCCTGACCATCCAGCCATTCCTGAACCAGATCTATGATATTCTTACCTCCACTGGAGTAATTATCGAAATCACACAATACAGAAAATTTCCTTTGTGACTCGGCGTTACTTTGTATTAAGGTGGTAGGCTCGGTCTCCGTATAATCACTAGCCAGCTTATACGTAAAATCAATCCTAGAATCCACCAAAGAGTTTTTATCCAATATAGTCCTGGTCTCTATCCTCTCGATATCATCACATCCACTAGGGAAATCGGGAGCCTTTATACCGTCTTGATCCTCTGGCAATGATATAGCAGCGCATAACTCGTCAGTAATACCTACATTAGATTCTATGATATCACACAGGTTCTCTATATTATCAGCGATATAATCAATAGCATCATCTACCGTAACATCTTCCCCCATCGTGTTGATAACGAATTGGGTCTCTCCTACCGTGGCATATTCCTGCTCTACATATCTGAGTTGCTTGACATCTAGCTGATTCTTGCATTCTCCTCCAAAACCATCAAATCCCCAAGACGGGTCGTTTATGATCTTTGCCGTATTCTTAAACTGCCAAAGATGACGGCGGCTGTTCCCGGCGCACTGCGGGTTGTTCTCCAGCACCGACGCAGCCGACAGGTCGTCAGAGTTACCGTCCTCATCAACGATAACCTCCATCTCCTCCCTTGTGGCCGGACGAGGGATAAGCGGGAATCTAGCCGTCCTGTATCCTGTATTGGTAAAGAACCTTATACCCAACGGATATACCTCGTCACGCATGAAAGAGGCGTATTTAGAGCAAGCCACACCGTCTTTATACAGATTCTCCGTGGCTATAGATGTCTGCCATTTAACGAAATGACCCAAGAAATTAACGACCGGTTGAAGATTCCATTCATTCTCCACGGTCAAGCCGTATTGAAGAAGACGATTCCCGACAGACGTCATGCCTCTGGCTGTCTTATATACCGGTATTTCCTTGGATAACTTCTCCATGGTCGTACGCTCGCTATATTGATCCGTAAGATAATAGATAGTCCTTTCCGTTATCGGATGTATACCTTCTATGAAATACTCAAGAACCGGGCTTTGCTCACCATTAAACCCAACCGTATTCTGTATAACACCTATCTTATAATGAGATACCTGCTTATCTATATTAGACACGGTAAGGCGGATACCCATGTTGGTTGACTTACCCCATAAACCATCGCGGATAACCATATCTTGACGATCGAATAACATGATTGGGTTGGTCAATGAGCAATATCCGGTCTTCTCAATCCCGAACTCATCGCACAACGCCACGCAGAACTGGTAGGTCCCGGCACGCAGGCTCCCCCCGAACTCCACGACCTCAGGCTCCACGCACGGGGCCGTCAGCAACGGGAACACCAGCAGCTTCTCGCAGGCCAGCCTACACCTCTCTATTGGCTTGTCATCCCCACATGTCTTATACCCATGGTAATGATACCAAAAGTCACCATCATCATCCGGGTTAAGGGCCTTATCGACCATAACATATCTCTGGGGATTATATCCATCGGTCCAGTATATCACCTTCCCGCATTTCTCGTCCTTGATCTCTATATCGAAGATCGGATGATGAATGGAGAAATTAAGACAAGGGTCATCAACCCCGTCCTCTATCAGGACCTCCATCAAATCACATATCTCATCGAAACGACCATCCGACTCCTCAAGCCTCTCGCCAAGGATACGATGAATATCTTTCCCTGATCCCGCTAATTGATCCTCTACGGTCTTGACATAATCCAATGACCTCATGAACGTGATCTTAGAGGTGTTGTTATCAGGATTCACCAGAAAGAGATAAGTGTTATCACCAGCTATATCATTCTTATACCCAATAACCTTATAGCCATCAAATCGCTTACATAAAAGGGTACTAGGCTCGTTCTGGATCTTAAGCTGACTCCCATCGTCACCCTCTATGGTAGCGTTCAAGGCGAAACTGTACTCAGACGGGGATAGGTCCTGTGGATGCTTATCCCTGTTCATCCCGGAATCGGGAACCGCTATATTAGAATTATTTTGCACGATGTTATGTTTTTCGCAAATATAGTAAATCCGCCAGATAATCACTTATGTGGCGGATTCTAATAAACTGTACGTATTATGCAAAACATTCAAATCGCACAAAAATAGAAAATCCTTCTGACTCTTACAAGCCAGAAGGAAAATCTAAACACTTTGCAACGTTTACCCCTAATGAAAATACAAAAACATAATAATTATGGATTTTTCCCCATGTAGCTTGATTGCTTGTCGGCGTCCTCTACGGATATGTAGAAGAACCCGTTAGTCACGTATCTCTCATTGACGTCCACAAAATCAGTAGATCCTTTGTCCACCCCTTTCTTCGATCCCTCATCACACACAGCGACCAGACTATTAAAGTCATTGGAATAACCTACGACTACACCGTGCATATCCCGATTTCGAGGATCGAATACGTACCTCATCTTACACCTATCGTAAGCTAACTCTAAAGAGCTTTTGCTTAGCCTCTCATCTAATCCAGCACCCGCTACCAAGGCCAAAACGCTCTTTGATATGTCACTCATGGTGGTATCCTTGGCCGGAGCCTTAGGTATAGAAACGCCTTCCATGACAAAATCCAACGCCTTATCTACAAGACCATCGAAATCATCATCTCTTATATAATCCTTAAGCACCTCCAGTATATATAACCGGACATGGAGTTCGTTATTGACATCATTCAATGTAATCATAATACTAGTTTTTGGCAAAGCTAGATTATTTCTGTGCAATAAAAGATCAAATATGTCATAAGCGAAGGACTAAAAAAAATAAAAACTCCCCCATCCTCACGGACGAGAGAGCTGATAGATATTTGTATTATGAAAAAGAATAATTACTCACCTATTCTTACAATACAGTCACGAGACTCCTTGTTGTAGATCATCGTGCCTACCTTAGAATACAAGGTCTTTATATTTTGCCAATTATCCTCACCATGGGCGGATACGTTGGTAGGGGCATCACCGGTATAAACCTCCTCGCCTCCGATATTGACAAAATCATATCCACGTTTCTCCATAGAACCGCCCTTATAGGCCGTGAATTTGATAGTGACATTACCTTTCTCACGACCACCATACCAGTTACCGTATATACTACACCTGATCTCAAGAGGTAATTTATCGTAATTATCGCCATCCAACAACGGTCCCATCTGGATCAGAGCCGCCTCATTACCTGATTCCATGTTATCACCACCGTGGATAAGATAATCACCTACCCGCTCCTGCGTGGTCTGGTTTTGTTTACTCCAACCAACCAGCTTGCCGTCCACGTCCGGGAGGCCGGTGTTATCGAAACCGGTCGCCGTGTCGAAGTCAATGCCGTCCTCGTCAGCCCAGATATACCTAAGCACAAGGAAATCGAACTCAGGGATGATCACCACCGGAACCGACTCCTGCCTGCACACGAACGTCTTCTCCTCCTTGGTCCCTTCTTTTATAACCTTGTATGTCACTTGACGTATCTCGCCAGTCTCGTTAATATCAGCGGTAACCTTAACCTCGGCGGAACCAGTACCACTTGTCTTATCTAAATGTATCCAATCTGCCATATCATCGTATTATGTTAAATTATTTTAATATACTTATCAAATGCGTTAGGCCACATACGCTCATAAGACAGCATCCTCCTCCTGTTATCCTCAGCCAGTTCCCGATAATCATTCAAGGTAATCATCGACATCTTAAGCTCCTTCATAGCCCTAGCGAACTTACCCGGTTCTTGCTGAGCATATAATTTGTAAGCGTCACCAGCGCCTTGTATCAAGCCATTCACGGCAGCGTTCTCGAAGATCTTCATCTTGATATACGTCTCGACATAATCCTCAAGATAACCTAAATCCGTCTCAGGTATATATGGTAGACCATCCTCATCCTTAGGAGTAGCCCTGTACACAATATAAATAAATCCATCAAAACCGGTATACATGGTATTACCGGATATAGTTATATCATAATTATCCCAAGCGTATTTATCCCGATACTTATCAGCAGCGCAATCACGCCTCAATCCACGACCTATAGATAACCTTACTGGGTGATGATAATGAAAACGAACCTCATGGGACCCAATATAAATCTTCTCCGTGATCGTCTTCTCAAACTCTTCCTTACAACACTCGGTGCAGGAGTTCCAACGAAACCCGCGCTCCGTGCGCTCAACCCAGCCGATCTCGTGTTGAAGGTCAGCCTTAACCTTATCGCCGCCAGGGATCTCGCAAACCAGAGGCTCACACCTGTAAGCGTCAAGCATGTCGAAGAAATCAGATGGTAATACCGCCTGCTTGTTACTGGTCTTGATAACCGCCTCGGACATGATGGCTATAACACCCCCAAACCTTTTTAAAGCGATCTCAGCCCACCTATAAACAGATGAGGTATCTATAGCCCCGCTATCATCGTATTTATGTAAATCGGCCTTGATCTCGGCCAATAAGCCCTTTATCGTCACGTTATTAAATTATTAATTTATTTATTAAATTCACATTTATATTACAAAATGTTTACTCTAATCGGGTTAAACGCCAACCCACTATCGATTATCTTACTGACGTAAGAATCACCGAATACTTTTCTTCCAATCCCAATAGCTCCGTTGACATCAGCGTTAATCAGCTTTCCGATAGAGCTTTGGAACAATCCACGTTTCTTTCTTTTGCCGAGATAAACATCATGCTTACACAGTTTCTCAAAAGCCAGATGATCTACTTTGGAGGTATAGGATTCCTCATTGGTTTGAAAGTTTATTCCAACCAATTTACATTTGTAAGAAATCTTATCAATTAGCTTGGAGAACGGAATCTCAACGAACTTCTGATTTATCCTCTTTCCTAGATTTACTCCATTCTTCCATCCTCTGTTTAACCCTACTACAAGACTACCAATATTATTGTCAATACAATAATTGACAATAAACCTGCTGATCTTATGGATATGATCATCTATCCAAAAATTCATATAATTATTTAGCCGTCTAAGTCTCTTTGAAGTTCCCTTATCGCCAATATATGACATCAATCTGGCTTTCTTCTTATTATACCACTGATTGAAGGATTTAATAATCTTACCGTTTACAATGAAAGGCTTGATACCTACATTGCTTATACATGTACATAAATTATTCAATCCCAAATCAATCGAAAGAACATTATCCTTATTCAGGTTTAGATCCTGTTCCTTCTTCTCATAAATAACCTCAACCACATAGCAAGTCGCTTGCGGAATTACCCTAACCTGACATAATTTGTTATCTCCTATTTTTGTTTTAATTGATGGAATTATGTTTTTGATGAAATGGATGTAACCATCCTTTTTTAATCTACAAGAATTTGTTGTAAATACAACCATATTCTGCTTCTTGCCTCGTTTGTACTTCGGCAATTTAGGTTCTGAGTTGAACTTAGAAGGATTCTTTTCATATTCCTTCTTTAATCTTATCCAAGACTTTATTACCGAAAATACTTGAGCTACGACTTGCTGAGATACCGCTGTCGGTAAATTCCTGAAATCAATCTGATTCTCCTTACATAGTTTAGTAGAGAACTCATATTCCTTTAGATAGTTACCATCGAATATCCCTTGCCTGACGTTGAAAAGAACATAATTGTACAACAACCCGGATTTGAGGCAGATATCCTCAAATCGGTTGTCTTTTATGATATGTCTCTCAACTAATCTCATTCTTAATATCTTATGCCATAAATATAAACATTCTTTATGAAATAAATGATTTATTCAACCATAACAAACTCTTTTGTACAAAGATAGACAATAGTATATATCAAGCAAAAGATCCAGTCTACCCTCACGGGCTAACTGGATCACAAAAACTTCTACAGTTTGTAAACCCATTTAACTCCAAATACCTTACTTTCCGATTCAACTTCCCGGTACAAGAACTTATATCTCCTTCCAGACTCCATAGCCATCCTACACTCCTTGTTTAATGCTGGAGAGATATATAAATGAAAATACTTATTCCTCGGCATAAAATCCATACACGTATGGACGTAAGAATATCCACCTGTCCCACGCCTGTTTATAGTCCCGGTAAGTTTATTCAGATATATCTTACGGTTGGGATTAATCTTATGACATAGATAACCGATGTTATTTATATAAACCCCGCCCTCATTATCTAAGTACTTATCACGTATGACCTTCCAGATCAACGACTGACATTCAAGAATATCATTCTTCTCCACGATCGTATGCTTCCTCCTCTTTCCGTTCTTAGACATAATAGACCTGTAGAACCGAAGAAAGTATTGATCAAGTATTTTAAACGACTTAACTTTCATGCCACAAATATAACAATTCTATCCTAATTCGAGTAATATTTAGATGACTTTTGGTGTGAGTGTAACGGTGATAAGGCCGCACTTACCGCCGCGGCACAGGCTGACGCACAGAGACTAGCGCTCCATGTTTTGGGGCAATCGCACTCCATCGCATTGGCTCTTTCCTGACATAACTGTTTCAGGTTCTCTAGGGCTGCGGCGGTAAATATGCTATACGAATCTAAGATCCTTCTTCTTAGTATGATTCAATATCCCACTAATATGTCTGGTGCTTAATCCTGTTCTTTCCTTTATCTTATCATAGATATAACCCTTGGATACGTATGCTGATACATCTCCTAAATCCTTTATAATTTTATCATACATATCATGTATCTCGTTATATCTTATGATTGAGCTATCCCTCATTCCTCTTTCGCCTATACCATCAACTATGGCATCATTGAAACCGAAGAAATTAATTATTGACCTTATTATATTTATCATCACTGAATCTTTTGAGTTTTCTTGTTAATATCCATATCCGGATTCTCGTCCGTGGGGATCTGCAATTTGGTTATCGTCTCTCTTAACGTCTCAGATACCACATATTCCAGTAACTTATCAGGGCATATGAAATCATAATCCCATTGAGATATACATGGATCATCTTTTTCCGTTCCACATCCCCCTAGCTCTAGCGCCGCTTTCCTGTCAAGGGTTATAAGATCCACGTTTATAGCCTCTATATTTATATCAGGTATATAGATATATCCATCATTGACGTAATAATAATATTGATCTATATTACCATATTTACGTTCCTTATTATTAGCGTATTTTCTTAACGATATAGGAGTGAATATGATATCATCCATGATGTTCGATACCTTTATAATAGCCGGTCCTATACGGGTATATATCATATCGGGCAACCTTTTCTTAGATCTCATAAGAATCCGGCATAACTTGAACTCATCAAAACAGCAATCAACCTTCCGAACTCTCTCCATCTCCAGGCAATTGATATGGGTGTATAACGATTCCTCGCCGAACAAAGTACCGTCAGCGTATTTCTGGGCTATATAAGACCTTGCTTTTTGTCTGCCTATGGATAATATCCATCTCCTACTGACATGAGCGTCCTTATTGATGGAGTTCATATCATTTATGATTCTAGATACAAATTCTGAATTTTTCATATTTATGGTGCAAGGAAACCCACAAATCTTTAGTTTGTGGGAGGAATTGCGCCCTGCTCGCTTTAAAATTAATACTAAAATACTGTTGTCTTTTTCAAATAAATGATTTACATTTGAGGCATGAAATTGACATTGAAAATAAAACTCCTTCCAAGCGAAACTCAAAGCAGGCTGCTTCTTGATACCATCAAGGATGCGAATGCTGCGTGTAACCGCATATCCGATATGGTGTGGAAGGATAAGGTTTTTACTCAATTCAATATACATCATCATTGCTACAATGAAATCAGAAAGGATTTTAATCTGTCTGCACAGATGGTGGTCCGCTGTATCAGCAAGGTGGCAGACGCTTACAAGCTTGACAAGAAATCCAAACGGAACTTCAGGGAACTTGGCTGCATCAGTTACGACAGCCGGATATTGTCTTATTCCGAAAATGCGGTTTCTATCTGGACCATAGGGAAAAGACAACGTATTCCGTTTGTATGCCACAACACAAACTATCTTCCATACATCAAGGGGGAAGCTGACCTTGTTCCCAAAAAAGGCAAATTCTTCCTTTTCCAAACGGTTGAAGTTCCGGAAGAAGATGTGGAAGACATTGAGGAGTTCATCGGACTTGATTTCGGAATAACCGATATTGTAAGCACGTCCGAAGGTAAGACCTATTCTTCTGACACACTCAACAGATACAGGGAAAGACAAAGAATGATACGTGGTTCCATTCAATCCAAAGGCACAAGAGGCAGAACAAGGCAGTGCAAGCGTGGATGTGCCAGACTCTTGAAACGGCTTAAAGGGAGAGAAAGAACTACCGCAACGATAATCAACCACACTATTTCCAAGCGTATTGTTGCCGAAGCCAAGCAAAGAGGCGTTGGCATAGCCATTGAGGACTTGAAGCATATCCGCCGGACATCCAAACGGAGAAACAAGACCTTCAGGACAAAACTCAACTCTTGGAATTTCAGCCAGCTTAGGGAATTCCTTGCTTACAAGTGCAGACTTTCCGGTGTGAAGTTGATTGTAGTTCAACCGGAATATACTTCTCAGACTTGTCACAAATGCCACCATATCGGTATAAGAAGCAACAAGTCTTTCAAGTGCAATCATTGCGGTTGCGATATGGATGCGGACATCAATGCCGCAAAGAATATCGCTCTGCTTGGGGCTGTAGTAAACCAGCCTGAAAAATCGGGTATGTTGTCTTGCGCTCTGCATACTTCTGCTTAGGTTTAAAGCTCATAGGTCTTTAGCCTATGGGTAGTTTACATGCTAAATACTGAGGAGGGGATATACCCCTCCTGTTGTTACTTCTTTTTCTTAACCTTGCCTCCACATTTCATTTGAGGTTTCTTTTTCTCGGAGACTTTGCCTCCTTCTGCCATCTTCTTTTTCTTAGTACATGTCATAGTCTTACTTTTTTTTAATGTTAGTGATACAATATTAGTCATTTCTATCGAAAATAGAATAAAAGAGGTTGATGAAACTACCAACTTACCGCCGCGGCACAGGCTGACGCACAGAGACTAGCGCAGGAAAAAGCCAACGCTATGGAATGCGATTGCCCGGAGCAGAAGACGTGGTCATGGTCTGTATCTATGAATAATGATTGCATGAGTCATGAGCAACTTGTCACATCAAGAGGATTTACGATTACGTATAATAATCAATGTGGTAGATCTATATCTGGTTCTGTGAGTGGTATAGGGTATACACAAAACGGAGAAGAGCAGGTCAATAGCGCTAGCTTTACAATTCCCGCAGGATCTGGAAGCAAGAGTGGAAGTGTGTATTTTAGCCGAGAAGTGGTATGTGGAGATGTAACAATCTCTGGTCATGATTCAGGTAATTGTTGACAATCACTGCTGTGATGGTTTTTAATAAAAAGGAGAGACTTATTAGCCTCTCCTTTTTTTTGTTATACATCAGAATCTTAACAGTTCCCAGATCCTCCCTCAGAAATAATTATGGATCCACATTGTACTCCTGAATCAAAACCTATGACACCGGTTTTTTTACCAGACCCAGTAGGTATACTTACGGTAGTACTTCCAGCCGTAACGGTTTGTCCATGATCATTCCTACCAGTAACAGTTACAGTTATTGATTTAGATGATCCACATTGATTATCGTAAGACACTTCATAGTAGCAACTTAAGGTGGATGTATAACTAGACAGGCCATTACAAGGATCACCGCTCAGCATAACGTTGGCGCTCCATGTTTTGGGGCAATCGCATTCCATAGCGTTGGCTTTTTCCTGCGCTAGTCTCTGTGCGTCAGCCTGTGCCGCGGCGGTAAGTGCGGCCTTATCACCGTTACACTCACACCAAGCGCCATTGTTTCCGCCAGAAACCCAGTAAGCGGAAGCCTTCGGAGCCGTACATCCTGACGGACAACCTTGCTTGGTAGCAGTAGCCTCTACATAATCATTACATACTCTTCCACTGCAACCCGCATCCGCTAATGCCTGAGCTTGAGATCTAAAACTCTCTATCTTATCGCTAGCCTGAGCGTTGGCAGAAGACGTGCTAGAAGCGCATATAGATCCAGAAGGTACATCCTGATAGAAGATCGTTACTCCACAAGGTCTATCAGATGGACAATTCCTACTAGTAGCAGATCCTCCTTGGAAACCGATCGTATTACAGCAAGCAGATCCATAGCTTAGATATTCCTCTCTTCCACAATCATTTCTGTATAAAGCTACACTTTCGCCAGATCTACACTCAGCCTCTCCTATTCTACTCCAAGAATTAGGATCACAACAGCTATCACAAGAACCACCTGAACATCCACAATCGCAAGACTCATGCAACCTGTTCTCAGTCTCGTCAGAGTGACATCCAGTGCTATCAGTCCTTCTATATCTAGCCCAAACATCACCACCTGAGCAATAGTTTCCGCCATCATAGCTCCAACCACTCCAATTAGGAGGAGTATCCTCGCAATCTCCGTTCTTATTAGCGTAAGCTTGGGCGGCGGTTCTGGTAGCCGAATTGCTTCTGAAAGCCTCCTGAACCTTATTGTTGGCATCAGCCTGAGAGACCGTTGATGTTATAGGATCTAATCCTAACGAGCTATAAGGAACTGATATAGCCACACCCTGTTTACAAGAGCCGCAATTATCCTTGTAGAAAGTAGCGCTTCCAGTACCGGTCCATACACAAGTGCCATGCTGGTTAGCGTAATCTTGTCCTTTCTGATCTAGGATCTGCTCTGCCTTGCTTCTGGCATCCGCCAAAGAAACCTTGCTGGTGATAGCCGTGCCGCCGTTGGCTTGTGTGGAGGTCACCGTTATCCTCTGGCCTACCCCGCCTTCGGCGCAGTTGTTCTTATAGAAGTCACGGCTTGCCACGTAAGTCCAGGTACATCCTCCGTTCTTATTGGCGTAAGCCTGACCCTCAGCTCCACGAACGGCATTCTCAGCTTTCTTATTGGCGTCAGCCAAAGATATGTTGGAGGTGTACGGATGTCCCGGAAGCTTGCTGCTGCTTACGGATACCATGTCTCCTACGCCGCCATCAGCGCAATTGTTCTTCTGAACCTGACCGGTATAGCTTCCTGTCCACGTACAAGTACCCTTCGAGTTAGCCACGCTCTGTCCCTGAGCCGTAACAGCCGCCAATGCCTTGGCGTTAGCGTCAGCCTGAGATACACATGATTTGAACTTGCCGTCAGAGCTAGGAGCCGGATCCGTAACATCATTCTGAGTCACGGTAACAGAGCTTCCAACCCCACCATCCGCACATTGACGGGTGAAGGCCTTAGATGCCGTACCAAACCAGAAGCATGTCTTATTACCACCAGCTATATACCGCTCTTGATTCTCAGGATCAGTATAGCAGGTATTGGTATTACGTTGATGTAATTTAGAGATACAGTCCTTACATACGGTTTCGATAATCTCCCAAACCGGTTGCTCAGTCTTAGTATGGCACGTGTCATCATAATTCTTGTTAACAAATGCCTGACCCATCCTATCAATGCAGGCCTTAGCCAAAGCGTCAGCCTCCTCTTGTGAACGGGTAGAGGTGAAGGACTGTCCCATAAGATCCGGGGTTACGGTAATAGGATCAGCGTACTGGCAAGTAGGACACTTAGGAGTGAACTCCTTACTATAATTACCGACATATATCTTCAACTCATCACAAGTACCACGATCGTTGGCTATGGCCTGACCTTGCGCCTTGACAGCGGCCTTAGCAAGCTCGTCAGCGGCGAACTGGCTCTCGTATGAGTAGAATGGACCTCCGGTTACATCGGCCTCAGTAACGGTAACTGAAGACGGGATAAGACCGGACGGACAGTTATTCTTCTCGAACGCCTCGCTATAATGACCGGTATATTTAGGAGCCTCATGACAAGTGCCTTGCTCATCGGCTATCTTCTGGCCTTGATTCATTACAGCGGCCATAGCCACTAAATTAGCCTCATCTTGAGATACGCAAGACTGGAACGGATGACCATCTACCATGTCCTGTGTCACGGTGAACGGATCTCCTACCTGATTAGCGCCACAATTGCTCTTCGTGAACTCGAAGCTGGCCTTACCGGTATACATAGTAGCGTTAGAGCAAGTACCCTTGGTATTAGCCAAAGCCTGTCCTTGAACCTGTACGGCGGTCATAGCCATAGCGTCAGCGGCGGTCTGTGAGTCGTTAGACTGGAATGGGTGTCCTTCTACCATATCTTGAGTGATCGTCACTTTAGATCCTATCTTACACTCGCCACAGTTGTTTCTCGTGAACTCCAAGGAAGCACGGCCAGTGTACGTACAAAGGGCATGGATATTGGCAAGAGCCTGTCCTTGGGCGTCAACGGCGGCCTTGGCCTTGTTGTTGGCGTCCTCCTGAGATATAGTCGAAGTAAATGGATAACCATCAACCATCCTATCGTTTACCGTATAAGTGCCACCAGCACCAGTACCACAATTGTTACGGGTAAACGTACGTGTATAAGTACCGGTATATACAGGAACCTTCTCACACTTACCTTTCACGTTAGCCACATCCTGGCCTTGAGCCTCAACAGCGGCCTTAGCCTTGTTATTAGCGTCCTCCTGAGATACGGTAGATCTAAAGTCTCCTGTCACCATAGTCTCGTCTACAACAACCTTAGTACCATACTGGGTCTCGTCACAATTGTTACGGGTAAATTCCTTACTGTATTTACCATGATATACGGTCTTCTCCTTACACTCACCTTCAAGGTTAGCCTGTTGTTGGGCGTTAGCCTCAAGATCGGCCTTGGCCTTATTGTCGGCGTCCTCCTGCGAGATAATAGAGAAGTACTTACCGGCGGCTACAACATAAGTATAAGGTTGACCGATATGGAACTCATCACAATTATTTCTCGTGACTGTCTTCTCCATCCTAACGTTATAGTAGACGTTAGTCTGACAATCGCCACGCTCATTGGTGATAGCCTGACCTTGCGCCTCAACAGCGTCCTGCGCCAGCTTATTGGCGGCATCCTGTGATACTGTAGAAGTGAACGGATAGCCGGTACACATCTTCTCATCCACGGTAAAGTCAACAGGCGTAGAACCTTCAGGACAATTAGTTCTCTGGAATACCTTAGAATACGATCCGGTAAATACCGGTATCTTCTCACAATTACCCTTGATATTAGCTATATCCTGACCCTGAGCCTCTACAGCGGCTTGGGCTAACTTATTAGCCTCCTCCTGAGAGACGATAGACCTGAAGTCGCCTTCTACCATAGTCTCGTTAACAACAACCTCCGTTCCGTATTGAGTGGAGTCGCAATTGTTACGGGTAAAGGTCTTGCTAAACTTACCATAATAGATATTCTCCTTAGGCTTACACTCACCTTCCAGATTAGCTTGTTGTTGACCATTCTTTTCAATATCCTCAAGAGCCTTCCTGTCGGCGTCCTCTTGAGAGATAGAAGACACGTACTTACCCTCAGGAACGATGTAAACATATTCCTGACCGTCACTAAACTTATCACAATTGTTACGGATAAAGGTTTTCCTTTGCTCCTCGTTATACCAGATGTCAGTTATACACTCACCATGCTCATTAGCGTACTTCTGTCCGTTAAGAGCTATATCCTCCATAGCCTTAGCGTCAGCGTCCTCCTGTGAGATAAACGACTTGTACGTCCGTTCCTCAACCACATACAAGACAACCGAACCGTGCTGGTTGGCTAGACAGTCATCCTTGGTAAACGGCTGAACCATCTTGATATTATAATAAACGGGCTTGGCATCTTGGGCTATCATATACTCCTTAACAACACTACCGTCCTTTGACGTTATACGGAACTTAGCCGTACAGATCTGACCGGTGTAATTAGCCTTGTATACGATGTTAAGCTTATTATCGCCTACCCCATGGCTCTTGTCGTTAATGGCAAAGCAATTACCCTCAACGCAATTCTTATCTACTTCCCTTGCCATGTCAATCCTCCTCTATTCTCCATGAAACATTATCTCCGGCCTCTACCCTCACGATCTGGGTATCACCATCCTTATTAAGCGTCAACCTTTGCGGATCCACGTTAAAGGGTGGTTCCGGTTCCGGCTCCTCGCTGCCATCGCCACAAGTGCAACATACCAGTTCAATATCATACTCGGTATTGGACTTGATATCGATAACGACCTGACCGTTCTCACTAGTCACGTTATCAAAGTCATGATCAAGTATAATATAAGGTATATCATTAGGCTGTTGATTGATATTAACAACCTTGCCATTCAAGACAAACATCTCATGATGCTCCTCGTTATCCATGTTCTTAGGCATGGCTATAACGAAGCTAGCGTCATACAGGTCAGTGGCTCCCGGATCCTCAGGATCGGCGTACACCACGTATCTGCTATCCTCGTCAGGTATCTTAACGGATAGCCCGTTGACGTTCATAGACACCATATAGCATTTACTTACCGAACCACCAAGAGTAAGGCAGGAGGCCTTGACCGAGGCGGAGTTAAGCTTGGCGTTGATGACCGCCGTCCCGCCCTCCATGTCAAACATGATATTGGCCGGATCCACGCTCACCCGCTCCATACCCTTCTGGGTTATGGTAGCGAGTTTCGTTACCTTGCCTTTCTCGACCGCTACGTAAGTCTCCCTAGGCAACCTACCCATCCATCCCGGCTCTACCTTGATCGCCACCTTGTCGGGACCGGTACCGGAAATCTTGTCGTAGGACACCCATGAGGAGCCTTGCTCGATCTTAGCAAGAATATCTTTTAAATTATTCATATCATTCCGCTTGAGTTATAGTCCATTTATCACTCTTGCCTACGATAATCTCCAGAATCTGCTCACCGCCCTCAGGAGGATACTCGAAGTTAGTAGGCTTAATCTCAAACACGCTGGCGCCACCACAACCAAGATCGCAGATCATGTCCGGCAACCATCCCTCCTCGAAAAAACGCTCTATAAGCTCCCTGACGGCCTCTGAAAAAGAATCAAGCTCCAACCTGTCTGCTGGGACAGACCCTTTCTTAAGTGTCTCACCACATACCCAACCGTCACACTCGGAAGCCAAGACCGTATCATACACTCTCTTAGCCATAGCATGAAGTATTTAAAATATTACTATTCAATGTAGTATATACGATATTAACATCAGCGAACTCATCGCCCATGCAATACCTTTTCTTGAACTTAATGGATCTACCAGAAACGACATACCCGTCGTTAGGTACGATAGTACCGCAGTAGGTCACGCTAAGAACATTCAGAGGCTCGTATCTTAACCTTACGGCCTGCACTCCCTTAAACGAATCCCTTTGGATGGACGCCGTTGCTCCAGATACGGCAACCAGCTTCCTTACCAGAGACTCGATTACGCTATTCATGCCATCTCCGTTCCTGATATCTGCCTCAGGAAAAGACTGACCATCATATATGATCTGGGAACTGTAGATACTACATTCATTCCCCGGTCTATATTCCGGCTTACATGGATTACAGTTATTCCTCATATCAAATCAATTTATTAATCATTCTCCTTAATTCAAGTATCTCAGCATCCATGTCCCGTATAGCCTTTATCATAGCGTTAAGGACATCAGACATATCGCAGCTGGGAGATAATCCCAATGACTCCACACGTACCTTGTCTCCTGGATAAACACAGTCGGTGCTCATGTACGTAGAGCACGGTACTTTCGTATCGTCTACAGTAGGCCTGTATTGTTTCTTGTTACAACCATTCATTGTTACCATACCTCCTCTTCAGTTCCGCTATCGCCACCGCCATTACCGGCGTTGACAAGCTCGTTTATAATCTTCTTCAAATCCAGAACCTCGCGATGGTATAAATCTATCTGCTTATCCCTAGACGCTATAATACGCCTCAATGAGTCTACAACGACAGAGATATCAGTGCCTTTCTCTATACCGTCCACCACCAACTCATCACCTGAGTATAAGACGCATTTATCATATAAAACTATAGGACATCCATAGCCAACACAAGGCTCGTCCTGACAATCCCTATCGCAAGGATCACAAGGATCCTCAGGGCATTTGTTAAGAAACCTATCTATCTTAACGCCATGACAGCATTCTTTAGGACGCTCCCTCGAATGATCATGACAACAACCACCTGTATTACACATATTAATAATATTAATGTTTTTAGCAAAGATACCTATTTGGTTTGATTATAAGACAACGAGACGCATGAAACTATAAGAGGTAGAGACCATAAGCCCCTACCTCCAAACACTAATCTAACATTATGGAAAACACAAACGCATTCTTACCAATAACATTGATCCTCTTGATCAATATTCTCAATCCATTTCTCGCACTCAAGATTAAGATCGGCGTACTCCTGCCCCTCTACCATCAAAACCTCACGGGCTTTGGCGTTGGCATCCTCTACTGATATCCATGATCTAAACCTATTGGCTTTGATAGAATAATATACCCTACCTGATTTATATCCAAACGGACATATCTTCTCGAACCAATCACCGATCTTCGTATTATAGAATACAGGAGAGCAGCTACCCTCGGTGTTAGCCTTCTCCTGACCTTCTTTCATGAACTTCCTATAGGCTAACGTATCGGCATCTATCTGGGAGATATCGGATATGACAGCTCCGGATGGTAATTCATATACGACACCTTCCTTACCTGACATGCCGGCCTCGCAATCATTCTTGTAAAACAAGCCACGAAGAGGCTGTGAGGCCCAGTCCTTGCAGCAGGTCCCGACGGCGTTAGCCTCCCCCTGCCCGATCCGGCCAAGCTCCACCCTAGCCTTATCATTGGCATCTTTCTTAGATAAGTAAGAGACAAACCTACCTTCCTCTATACATACCTGTTCCTTGGATCCCTTACCGCTTACGCAATCATTCTTGATAAACTCATCGCATACCTGATCGTTATACCATACGGCCGGTATTATGCCGGCATATGTATTAGCGTAATCCTGACCATTGGCCCTAACATCGTCCTCGGCCTTATTGTCAGCCTCATCCTGCGTATTGCCAAAATAGACGTTGGCCGGGATCCGGTAGTCAACGGATCCGCCCACATACCCGGCAGGCGGGTTGTTTCTGGTGAACACCCGTACTATCTCCTTATTCCCGTATATCATACATGACATAAACGATCCTCCAAAGCATATACGATCTTAGCGATCGTCTTGTCTCCGCTTATCTTCACGCAAGACTCCCCTAGATCCCGGACATCTATAGCCTCCCTGATACGGGTAAGCTCGTCATATATCTCCTCTATCACATCGGAGATCATAACACACTCATCCGAATCCTTATGCTTTGACCACTCCGGCAACTTACCCTCATAGGGTACGCAAGTGGACGGGGTTATATGCGAACAACTATATTTTTTCATGCCAGTAACTTATTAACACGTTCCTTTAACGATCTTACCTCATCCGGGCATAACCCGCAATCATTCTCACACAAGGATTTCCGTAGACGAACCATCTTGCTCCAATAAGATATATCAGGCTTATCACCAATTTTATACCTATAATACCTCATATATCTACTCCATTGGCAAGATAACCATTCGTCAACAACCCCACATAAATCTATCCTATCAAGGTTTGATATACTTTGAGCGCCCATCAAGAATCTCCTTTCTCATTTCCTGTACCTCCTCGTCGGGCGGACATCCATATGGCAGATCCCTAATCCACTCACGGATCTTCTTCTGCATGTTGAGATAGACGATACCCACGTCACCTATGGTACGGGTCTGTTTGTATATGCTCACCACGTCACGCTCCATGGTCTTCAACGGATCGAGCATGACCATACAACCGGCGGTGCTCCTAGAAGCGTATTCCATATCGCTAACAACGGTAGAGGAAGCACGATTCATCATACTTCTCTCAATCCTTTCTCTCTCGGCCCTTAACGCCTTTTCTTTACAAGTATTACAACCCATAACTGTATTTTTTATTCAACAATCCACGCAATTGGTAGCCATCTCAAGAAGCTCTCCGATACGATCAATAATCTCATGAGCGACCCTTATGTTATCCAACCTGACATTCGCCTCAGCTACGGCCATAAGTGTCTCCATCTCCTGTATCTTATTTATAAGATCCTTATCCTTATCGTCACATAGGATATCGGTCTTGATCCATAGTCGGTCAAGACGCCTGCGTATAAGATCCGTCTTAAGATACTTGCGACTGAAATTGTAAGTGGAAGGGCTACCTATAATCTTGATATCATATATACCGTCTGGAAGATCAAGATACTTGACATTACAATCATCGTAATTAAAACAATTGAGGCCTAGTGTTAGACTGGTAAAGGTATTGACCTGATTCTTGCCAAGAAACAAGGTAACGGGGTCGGACATGCCCGGGGTAGTGATCTCGATGATCGCCTTCCTGTCCTCCAGCAACCCCCACTCGGACTCATCCAATACCTGCAATACCTTGGGATCACGTGTCTCTAACACCTGAAACGACAGCCTAATATCATTCATATTAACCTTCTTATCGTACCGGCACAAGCTATCGTCATAACGGGCTTGCATATCAAGATCCAGAATATCGGTATAATATGTCTTGACTTCATGGCCGTTGATAAACACCGATGTTATCTGACAAACATGAGACCTAGCGACATCGAAAAACACCATCCTTACATTACCCTCATAATCAACTCCCGATGTCGGATATGTCAATATCTGGGTATTATACTCACCATCGTTACGTCTAGCCACGACAGTAATAACGATAGGTTTCTCTATATCGTAATCATCCATGATAATCCTAGCGGCGAACTTATCATGAATTATCTTAGGTATGATATTAATCTGATTCATATGCTATCTTTTTAGCAAAGATAGCATATGTTGTATTAAAAATAAAATCTATCCAACTCCAAAAATATCTTCAAGATCATCCATGTTTCTCACAAATCCGCAATCAAACATAAATCCTTCAATGCTTCCTCGGCGCCATCAATCTGATCGAAAAGCATGGAGGCATTAAACAATCTGGTCTTTTCATTAAACATGATCTCAAAATCACCGGACTTAACTATTTTCATGGCAAAATATTTTAATCAAAACATAAACAATCAATGAACGAAATGGGGAGATAGGCATGATTATCAATTAATGGGATGCCATCATCAGGAATCCACACCTCGTCAGATAACGCCGCTATACCAAAATCATCGAATATCTCATCACCAAACATCTTATCATACATCTTAACACCCAATATCTTGACTCTGCTTGACTTCCCGAAAACAACCTTAACCTTCTTTACCTTATTATTAATCTCACTCACCTTTTCCACAAACTCCCGAAAAGTAACGCCATGCTCTTCAAGATAACTCCTTATACCCCTCTCGACGGTCTTCTTGCTGACATCACCAAATCCCTTCTTCTTGATCCTGACCTGAACCTTTTCCTTGAACGAGATGCCAACACCGTTATTCTTGGAAGACACAAATCCATTAAGATCACGTTTCCTGATAGAGTTCATCGAATCATAAATAACTTGCTTGATATCCTCCGCACGCTTCCTGTTGCACTCATGAGCCTTATAAGTAGAATTATTTATATTCATCTCATCCTCAAGCTTATAATATTCTGATGGGCAATTATCCCAATAGTAGTATCTGGCCTCTCTACCATGGATAAAAAGATCCGGATGATCTTTCTTGGCTTTATTTACCATAGCATAATATCCTCTGGTGATGGCTACATTTACATAGCTAAGCAATAACCATCTAACCAGCTTTATCTGATAAGCGAGATTGTCACCGCCAAGGCGTTGATGCTTTACATAGTAACAAACTATCTCATTCACGAAATAATAAAACCACTTGATGTTATATTGAATACCGAGTATCCTGAACCTTATAGGATCAAGGTTGATGATAAGCAACCCTATCAATGTCTCGGATATAGGCTTGTCCAAAATCTCTGACTTGGATGATGATTGACGGTTTATCCTAGCGTACTCATTAGAAGAATCCGTGTTATCGGTAAACAAATACGGAAGAATAACCTTGCCGGAATCCCTCCTCAAGGCCCTATTTTCTTCTGACATCCTTCTTTTTTCGGAGGAAGAGATGAATTGATCGAAAATTAATTGTATCTTTGCCATGATCGAATTTTAATTTTAGTACAAAGATACTATAATTTTGTCATTTCAAAAATGAGTGCTTGGGAAAGTACTCATTTTTTTTATCCAACCCCATGGATTTTCCTGTATCTCCCATGACTAAAGTTTAACTTGGACATTGCGTAGGGAGACTATCGTGCCGATAATCTCTAAATAAGTAATTTGTTTTTTCACCTCTATTCTTTTTACCAATCAACTTTTTGATAAAAGACCCCATCAAAGCATTTTTCCTAAGCATGACAATTTTAGTAGGAGGTTGCGACTGGAAGGAGCAACCGGATTAGAAAGGATGATGTCTGACATAATTTTAATCGTCTAAATTTTCACCAAAAGGAAATTATCAGTATGAGGATGATGGCCGTCGAAGACGGGTGTCATCCGGATGAAAACGTTGTTGCCCTAAAAGCAACCTTATTGACAACCCTTTCTTGTTTAACCCCTACCGGGGAAATGCCAAGGAGAATCGGGAGGTGGTGTAGGCGTGAGGCAGGCCCCACGGGATCCACCGCCGTCGGGGACGAGAACCAAGCCACGCACAGGACCACACACCCCATTCCCTTGGATTAAGCCTAAAAAAACAATGAATAAATTTTCCATGAAAGGATAATTGACTACATTTGCGACATATTCGGTCGGTTGGATGAGTGGTTTAGTCGGTGGTCTGCAAAACCATATACCTCGGTTCGAATCCGGGACTGACCTCGCGTTTGCAAATCCTTTCCGGATAACAACAAGGGGGTGGTAAGATCAACTATTATCTTATCACCCCTAATCTTTTCAACAATACAAATAACATAACCAATATGCCTAGAACCGATATAAAGATAATAGCGATCGGCCACCTAGATTCTTTCTTATCATCTACATCCTTATGCTTTATATCTGTTCTTTTATCAACATCCTCTATATTAACCTTCGTTTTATTGACACCAATGGAATCGGCCACCACCGTGCTATCACGCCGGTCGATGACGATATGGGTATCCGTGCGGGAAAGCTCAGGCCTTTCTCCCGTGGCAGGATCAATATCCTTATCCGTATCAAACCTCCTATCGGTTATAATAATATCAGCCTTAAGATCGGATGTCTTGACTTCCACGATCCTCCGATCTATAACCTCGTTTATCATCGTCTCTATCCTACTTATCAACCGATCATCTATAGTAGTGTCGCTAACCTGCCTCCTGCTTCCGCAAGAGGACAGGAATAACGACAGACCTAAACAAACAATCGCCCTAAGACTTGCTCTTAACCTCATCATTAGCAACCTTCTTTATATCCTCCATAACATCATCCGGAAGATCCTTGGTCGTACCAAACATCTTGAGGATATTCACACGACTGAAAATGATCTTAAATACCTTCACCAGATATACGTCAGGGAAAGTATCCCCTATCGTATTCAACAACAACATGACATAAGCGACAAGAGCGGCATAAACACCGTATTTGGTAACAGACAGGATCACCGACGCATCTTGCTCCTCAATAGGATATAACGTCTTGTATATCACGCATAATGTCATAACTATGAAACAAGATAACAGGAACTCCTTCAATATACCAACTAGCCTAACCTCCCTAAACCATCTGGAAAGGGAAAAACGACGCTTACGGCTACGACGAACCTTCCATTTCCTAGCGCTCTGAATCAAGCGAACAAGGAAATTGGCCAACAGTACTATAAGAAGCACCTCCAGCAGATGATGAACCGGCTGGAAGTAAGCCCAACATGAAGTACCATAAGCTATAGCGATATTCCATAAAGCCCCTATCTTATCTATCATACTCTTATTGCCCATTCTTGATGTTCTATCTACAAAATTAACGATAATGGCATTAAAAGCTTAAAACACCACGGCATGTATACCGTTCCTCGTATCAAGGCTATCAAAATGCAACCAACCAACCTTTCCCTCAAGCCGGAAAGGATATGGTAACATATCTTGATGATCCAAGATCAAGCCTCTAGCCTGTTCCGCCGTCATCGACTTGACATCGAAATCCCCAGCCTTACCCAACACATGAGCGGATAGATAAACATCTTTCTTATCCTTAACTATCTGGCAGATGTTGCATCTAAGACCACGTTGGGAAAACTGCCCCTGCTTGTCCCAATTATTACAATACATAGGCTGTTTAATTATATCCCTCCGTAATATAAGAAGATTATGGAGAAACGCTGTATCAAGAAACTGCCACGATCTGTCCTTCCACTTATTGTACGTATGAGGACATACCAATTCTACTATATCAAAATACGATCCAAGTTCTTTTATGATATCATTCCTTCCCATTTCAAGCTGGTTTTATCGTCCATCTCTGGGCGTAGTTATTTTTTAGCACATATATCTTCTCCATAGGTGTAGCGGGAGACCCGTTGGACTGGCCTTTCACGAATCCCTCGGGGGCCTGCTCCGTGCCGGAAGGACGCTGGTTTTCGGTTGGATAAATAGCATCATACATGCTTACCGAAAGACTATAGAACTGGTTCCTCTTCCCATCCTTAGCCACGGATGTCATAGTAATCTGATCCCATCCTACAACAAGGTCGTAGAAAGAGTTCACGAAATCATCTGATCTTTTTTGGCTATGAGTGGATGCATTCACGTTAAACCATGTAATACCCCTCATCTCATAAATATAATCAGGTATCCTATCCATCCTCATACCATTAGAATGACTCAACGATAAACTTGTTAAATTTTCCAACCCCCTTCCTGACATATTATTGTCATTCCATTCAGTCCTTCTCTCACCACTTATCCAATCATCAAAAATAGTCAATGTTTTAATGGAAGGATTTATTTTATCCACCTCAAACAAAGGCAAGGTATTTAAGTCAAAATAATTCCACATATCAGAAGGACCAGGAGTTATGTTCAACGTAGATAGTTTAGGAAGATCATTAAACTCCTTTATATACCTATCCAAATAACATGAAGGCAATTCAAGGGTTTGAAGATTTTTCATATTCTTTATATTCCTTATCCCGCTAGATTCTATATCCCTAAGATCAAGCATATTAAACATATTTAAATAATACACCTCAGTCTTACTAGTTATAGCCTCAGGCATTTTAGTCATTCTTTGTCCTACATTTGAAAGATCTATATAAATTAATTTATTAGATCTCGACAATTTATCTACCGGTATGCCATCATTAGCATACATCGTATGCGATACGACCAAAAATTCAAGACCTGGAATATCTACGATCGGGAAAGCCGTCATCTTACAAACTTGGATATTGGCATAATAAATATCACAAGTAAAATCTATCGACACAGCCCGTTGTACGTCCTTCCTCCCATCAGCGTAAGCATGATTATCCACAGGTACGTATTGCGATCCATCCTCCTTCCTGAACCACCACGTAGTATTTGGATTTTTCCTGTGTTGTATTGCCAAAGAACGGAATATAATACGATAATCATCCTGCCCTTGAACCTTGGTCATAGGAAACTGTTCCTTTATTCCATCCCCCCAATCCACATTAGCCATACCGGGTTTTATGGATCTAAACTCAACAAACGTATTAAAAGAATTACTAACGACAGGATCGGGTACATAATTATAATCATCGTTATAATAATTTCTAAGTGCCCTGTCCCATGTAGTGAACCACACGAACTTATTTGATGAAGCCTCATATTTATATAATGTCTTAGCCATTACCTATCTTGTTAAAATATTCTACAATAATATTCCTGTCTAATCCCATAGAATCACATAAATACTCCCCTTCAGGTTGACCCCCAAACGATAATACCTTATCCGTATCATGAGCTAAAACATCTCCATTGCCTACAAAGGTACGCCCATCGTCAAATACGATAAGCTTATATGGCTTATATGACCTCGTGTCAATATCAGAAGACCGTATTGACCTTAACACCGAAGTCTCTGGCGCCATACTAAACCTCCATCCATAATTATTCATAAGCACATAAACCATCTCCATAGGAGTCGACGGAGAGCCATTAGACTGACCCTTTATAAAACCAGAAGGTGCCTGTAATACGCCACTAGGCCTTTTATCAACAGGATTGGCATCCATATATATACTTAGATACAATCCATAAAACTGATTTCTTTTGCCATCGGAAGCGGAGGAGGACATAGTGAGATAATCAAACCCCATCACCTTCTCATATAATGTTGATATAAACGTATCACATCGACTTTGGGTCAACAAGGAGATATGCATATAAAAACTACTCATAGATCTCATCTCATATATATAATCCGGTAGATTACTTACATCTATATTACTATAGCCATATGAGGCGGTAAGGCTAGTGATATTTTCCAGCCCCTTGCCGATCATATACGGATGCCAGCTCACGACAGACCCATACCATCTATTTATATGGTCGAAGGTCCTTAAGCTAGGATTTATCTTATCCACCTCATCCATAGCCGGGCATGTATTAGGGTCAAACGATGACATGGCCACTCCCTGGGATATATATAATTCTTTTAGCTTGCTAAAAGACAGCCATTCCCTTGGATATACCCTAACCCTGCAACCTGCCAAAGATAATGTTACAAGATTAGGCCACATAGAGGGGAATTTCCTTATATTAGAAGACTCCGTATCATTAAAATCAGCCGTTCGACTTAAATTAATGCCTTTTAACTTAGTCAACCTATCCCAATCGTCTGGTATGGATGTCAATGTCCCTACACCTAATTCGTTAAGTGTTATATACTCTATATTTACCGATCTACGTATCCTATCTTTAGGGATATCGGTTATATTCCCATCGCCGGTAATGGATAAGATTAAGTTGATAATACTTGGGGCGTCTAATATCGGGAATCCTACCATCATTATCCTCGCTGTTTGAACGTATGTAATATCATTCGTAAAAGTCATGGTAATGACCCGCTCTTTATCTAGCCCATCAGCGTAAGCATGATTAGGCGCAGGGATATACTCACTCCCATCTTCCTTATAAAACCACCATGGATGGCTATCCGGATTCTTACGATAACTTATATCCCTTCTCCTGAACATCAACCTATATCGCCCGTATATGAATTCGCTCCTATCCTTCACGAAAGGAAATTGCTCTTTATTCCCGTCACCCCAATCGACCTCGCACATGCCGGGGGTCTTGGAATAAAACTGTATACTCTCATTGTAATTATTAACATCCAATATAGGATCAGGCACGTCATCAGTAGTATCATTCCTGTCAACGCCCCTAAAAGCATATTTGCCTTTAGTAAAAAAGGTTATAGACCCTTTATTCGTATCCTTACATATCAACTTCATATCTCTCCCTCCTCTATTCTTCTAAAATACTCGACAACAGGTGAACTATCAAGCCCTAGATTACTACATATATCTATAGCCTCGTATTTATCGGCAAAACTGTACTTGGACATGCTTTCATCTAACACGTCTCCGCTAAACACGGATACATGGCCATCCTTTACGCCAAGAACGAACGGGGTGATCATGGTCTTCCCCGCCCGCCGTGCCCTCGTAAGGGCAGCCTTAGAAGCCGGGGCAGGTGCCAAGATCCACGTCTGCCCATAGTTGTTGGTAAGTACATACACCTTCTCCATAGGCGTCGTAGGATTACCATTACTAACCCCCTTGACAAACCCATCAGGAGCCTGATAAACGCCAGACGGTCTCTTATTAGTAGGAGCTACGGCAGCATATAAATCTAAGATAAGTTTATAAAACTGATTCCTGTTACCGTCAGAAGCCGTCTGTGACATCGTTATATAATCCCAGGACATCATCTTATCATAAAACGTGTTAACGAACGTATCAGCCCTCTCCTGCGTATTTATAAATCTACCATCATCACGCAAATTCCATACCCTAAATTCCCTTATCTCATACAAGTAATCCGGAAGATCGTCTACCGGCACCGTACTTGAAGAACAATATATCTGCTGAATCTTGTTCAACTTCCCTCCTACCAGATCTTGTTTCCATGAGCTACCATTACCCATAAAAGCAACACATGCCTTATCATCCCCCACCTTATCCACCTCATCAAATACAGGTATATTATTCCTATCGCTTATAATATTTATATACACAGCCGGAATAGAATTAAAAGCCGGATCATAAGAAGGGATGTTACACCAATTGAAATTAAACTCGGTAAGATTCTTCCATTCAGAGAACCTTCTCCAATTAGAATCAGGATCATCCCCGAAATTAAAAACGCTATTGCATCCGAAATACCTCAGGTTTTTCATGTTCAAAAAACCTTCTGGCCAATTACTCCATACACCAGAATGAATAAAAGCCCCCATCTGTATATTACGAAGATTAACGCTCTTGCTTATCCTGTCATATGGGATATCGCCATTTTTTAAAACGGATCTAGCCACAGTAAAATAAGTTATATCGGGAAGATTAGTTATAGGGAACTCATGAAGGACAATACCATCCATATTAAATTCCCCATCAATTACGTTAGAGAACCTCATCGTAACCTCCCTACGCCTGATATCGCTATACTTATGTGGGGGAACCGGTATGTATTGTGAGCCATCCTCTTTCTTATACCACCATACGGTATCATCCGGATTCTTCTTATACTCAATGTCAAGAGACCTGAATACAATCCTATAACTACCATCAGATACCTTAACTAAAGGATATTGATCCTTTGTCCCGTCCCCCCAATCAACGTCCACGAATCCTGGCTTTCTTGTCGAGAACCTAAGACTGCGATTAAAAGCATTCGCTGATATTATCGGATCGGGTATATAATCAGCGCCCTTACCATCATAACAAGGGAACCTGTCCTCATTCACTATAAACGTGACATAGGACGCTACCGTGTCGTATCCTGCCAAAAAAGCCATACCATTAATTTATTGAGGTTATATCATAAGACACCCATTCCTTATATCCATTAACCATCTCATATACTTTGTTGATGGTCTTGCATACGACAGCGAATCCAATATCCACGTTAGGGAACTTCTCGTTAAGCTCATCAATAGTAAGTTCCCTGACAATACTCTCATCCCACTTCCTCATCTCCTTTACCTCCATAAGGATCGGGTTTCCGGTTACGCCTACGCTCATCACCCATTCTCCCTCACGGTTGGAATCAGCCAGATCCGGGAAGATCGTAACACCAAAAAGATCGGAGAGGGTGAAGGTCTCGCCGGTACGGGTGAAGGACGCCGCCGCCCCGGGCGTAAGGACCACCTCGTTCACGGCCAACAGGCTCGTAAGTTTCTTGACTCCTCCTGATACCGTGGCGTTAAACACGACAGTAACATTACCGGTAGCGCTATTAACGAACTTAATCTCATCCTTATCGCTATTTATAGCTTGTAAACGTGATCCAGATACGATATTCACGATCTCATAGTTCTTGTCATAAGTGCTTTGCAACGTGACATTACCATATCTTGTATCAATCAACGTAATCCACTTAGCCTTACCACCTACTATCTCTACAAGTTTATAAAAAACGTTATTACCATCAGCGTCAACCCATCTAGCTATAGCTCCAGGAGCGAAATTAGTCACCTCCCGATCTTGGGTATAACTTACAGTGCTTTCCGTAGGCTTATTAGTCAAAGTAACATAAAGGCATTGCTCTACGTCAGCCTCCATCTTAACTATGCCAGCTCCATCGTAATAATAATCAGGTACATTTTTCTCTCGTATCAACAAGATGGTACCTTCCTTAAGCTTGTCGGCATTGGTAGGATCATCCACAAAAGACTTCATCTGGATATAGGTATCAAAGATGATCGACGTACTCTTATTCTCTATCTTCTGGTTGATATCATCAACAATATTATTAATCTCATCTTTCGTATAATAAGAAGACAAATCCACCTTCGGACCTTCCTGCTCTAAAGCCTGAGCTCCATCCCACCAATAATCAGGCACATCCTGCTCCCTGATCCAGAAGCTGTCCCCCACACGGAGCTTAGCCGTGTTCTCCGGAACCGCCAGCCACTCATTCATGGCATCGACCGTATCAAAGATATACGCCGTGTTCTTGCCCTCGGCTATACGTCTTACGACAGCCAACTCGCTCTCGACATCGCTAAGTCTTTCCTTTATATTATTGATCTCCCGCTCCAGCTTATCATAATTATCCTCCTGATCTATAGCATCGCCTATAGACATATAGACCTCATTGGTGAGCTTATTATAAGTAATACGGGCTACTTTCTCGTAAGATGTCTTATACGACCCAGCTCCTTTATGGGTATTACATACAAAATCATATGTATTCTGATATACTACAGATCCACCGGTATTTATAAAATTATATCCATCTTGGCTCATCGCACCTCCCTTGTATCCGACAAGCTCAAAAGAGCATTTACCCGTACCTTTAGACCCAAACCATGTAGCGTAGGCCATGAAATACGTCTCTTCAGGTAGGATATCATAATACTTAGCCCTTAAATCCTTAACCGACATCCAAACACATTCCTTACCGGAACCGGTATTATCACCACCCCATTTAAGAACTTCTCTAACAGAGCTATCTCCATTTCCGGGGCCAGACCAACCTACAGCAAGATTATCTATGGTGGGAACATTAGAATTAAGGGCTTCCGTCATCGTATCCAAGTCCCTTCCGGAACTTGACTCCCATAAATACCTGAAAGTGACATAATCGACATCCCCGATCTTAATGCCTCCGGTATTGCTGGGATATGTCTTTGTGACTAACTCATAATACCATTTACCATCACGAAAAGTAACCCTTATCCGCTCTACCTGCTTGGGGGATATGGAGACATAAGATCCTCCCACGGAGATATTATCGCCATCATCCGCCCTAGAGGTACCATCCTTTGGATCCTCGGGATCTACGGGGGTGTAGATAGTAGCCTGCTTATCACCTGTATTGATGACAACGATATAATAGCTATCACCTTCCAGACCTTGCTCATGAGCCATCGTAACAAACCCCTGTTCGCTTTCCGGCCTCCATTCTACCACAACCATATGTTTGTCCATAGGGATACCGGATACGCTATTGACGTAGTTGGTTGATGACATGAAAACAGCATGGTCATCGTAAGCCTGATCCACACGCTGATGTTTGGTAGCCAGACTATCAAGACGTGATATCTCAATGGGGTCGATAACCTCAACCCCATTATAATCATACCACTTATATCCGATCATCGTATTCTCACGACGATATTTTCTCTTTCTTATGACCTGACCTCCGGCTAAAGCGTCAATCATAAAATAATCATTACATACTTTTACCATAGCTAGAGAATTAACAGGTTTGACATAAACAAGCCACGATAGTAGCGCCATCAGGAATGGAGGTCAGTGTCGTACCTACCGGGTAGGTCGGGGAGGATGACTCCAGCACCATCACCGACATCCGCTCAACGACCATATTGTTATCCACCAACCTGCTTCCCTCTACATAGAACCGGCCATCATCTACCTCATAGCACTCGCGCACCGGGACCATATGCCTTTGGCTTTTATCCGCGTAATCGCAGATCGTGACCTTAGCCCCTTCAGGGATAGAACTAAGCTCATCTCCAGCATGATAATCAGGGTGATCGGAATACACGACATACAATATGGACTTAATGTCCTGTAACGCCGGATTGACCGTCCTGAATCCCTTTAAATGGATCTTATGACCACCAACCTCATAGCAGTCATCTACCTCCATGATATTAAGGTCACAGCTTATTACCGTCCAACCACTAACCGTATCTTGGGTAGGGGTGGTGTTTGTAGGATGATCAGGATCGGTTGACTCCACGATCTTATAATCAAATTCTCGGACATTAAGCTTATAGTCAATAATTTCCTGACGCCTGATCTTGACCGTACCTTTACCGGTATCGTAGCATGTCTCTACCGTATCCAAGACCCGGTTCTCCATATCAGGCATCTCACACTCAACCCTACTCCATTTATCAATCATAGAGGAGTTAATATCACCTACCTCATATTTATCGTCTTCTGACTGCGTAACCTCGTAGAAATGATAATACTCATATCCTAAAGAGTTATATATAATGATATTATGGATCTTAACCCGTTTATCGTTCTCCGTAACATAACACTGATCATAGTAAGATACATGCCTGTCACGAAGGTTCTCAAGCTCGCAAGGAGATCTCTTCCATCCAAAAGGGATCTCATCATATTCCTGATCTATTAAGATAGTGTCGTCCTCGCTCTCACGTACAATATACTTGGCTTTCCTATCACCTAGATCACCGTCATAAGAGACAACCTTATCCACCTCGATACGCTGTCCTTTGAAGAGATAACACTCACGATATACTTGAACGTTTCTATCCTCCATGTCCGTGAAATCACATGGAACCAAAGAGAAACCCTCGGGGAGGGTAGCTAGGCCGGCCCCCGGGACGAAGCTGGCGTCATCCGACTCAAGGACCTCGAAACGGATGTATCTGGCCTTTATCTTGGAGTCATAGGAAACCAGTCTACGAAGCTTGACATGACCGTTACCTCCATCGTAGCATTCAACGTAAGACCTAATATCACGCTCTTCCATATCGTCGAAATCGCAGACAGTCCTTACCCACGTATCTGGCAAGGAACTGAAGCTGGCGCCCTCAGGCTGTGACGGATCGGTAGTCTCCAGGACTTTATAACTCTTATCCCTAACCCCTATATTCCCGTCCCATGACGTGAGAACCTCCAGCTTCACCTTACCGGCCGGTGTCTTATAACATTCTACAGTTACCTCAATATCCCGGTCCTCCATATCCGTGAAGTCACAAACAACCTCAACCCAGTCATCACTTATACTGGTAATGAACTTACCTACCGGGTTCTCAGGATCGGTACTTTGCTTGATGCGATACCATTCCTTTCTGGTACCCATCTCATAATCAAATATCTTATATCCCTCTATCTGTACCCTTCCGGTTCCGGTATCAAAGCATTTAAGAACCGGTATTATCTCCCTTTGAGTCATGTCCGGGAAATCACATACTATACGATTCCATGTGTCGGGGATAGCGTCATACTCCGTACCGATAGGATTGCTATCGTCAGTCGTATTCACCACCTCATAATGGGATACCTCCGGGTTCAGACGGGGGTCAACTGACTCTACGCCCTCGATCTGGACCTTACCTCCTTCCGTGGCATAACATTTACTTACGAATATCAACTCCCGATCGGTCATCTCGGCTATACTACAATCTATAGCCACCCACCCATCAGGAACCTTATCAAACTCACTGCCGATAGGGATATCGATATCAGATGAGTTGATGATAAATATCTTCTCGGCCAGTATTTCTCCCTTATTATTCATATAGGTATGGATACGAGCCTCTACCTGACCACCCGGCGTGCGATAGCATTGATTGACGATCGACACACGGGCGTCTTTGATGTTAATGAACTGATAATCCTTTCTAGGAACATCGCTTACAAGTCTCTTTACTCCTTTATCATCGAAGTACACGTAACACCCGTCATTTCTCATCATGACCGGATACGTCTTTCCGTCTATAACAACCCCTGAGAAGTCATCTGGCGGAACGGAGAAACCCATGCTTCCGAATATAGAAGCCAATCTCTTTAGATACTCATTAATGCCTGACATATTATAACATTTTAGTTCTTATGCTTCAAAGGTAATAAAAAAGGGGAAAGAATTGAATCTCTCCCCTTTAGGAAATATATGAACGCAAAAAAGGTCGTTCTTATTTAGGTTCGGTCACGATAGCCGGACCAAGACCAGCAGCAGCACCGATCATATTAATCATCTCCTGAACACCCTCATGAGCGCCGTAACGTACACGTAAGATCAAGTTGATAGGATCATCAGCGATAACCTTTCCGAATCCCTGAGCGTATCTATGAGGATTGAGCGTAATCTGGAAGTCAACGTACTGAGCCGTTTGCTCTACACGACTATATTCGTTCATGAACGTCCGCCCCATGAAATCCTGATGTTTCGGGAAGCCGTTGAAGTGAGCATATCCTTTCAACTCGTCATCCATCATATTGCCGCCTACGTGAGTACGCGGAGCCTTTCTGGACAATCTCTCAAAATTAAGCTGATCCCACCAAATAGGAGAACCCTCATCCAAAGAATCAGGATAACCGCCGCTAGCTCCAACGATCTCCACGCTATCCTCGATATAAGTCATTTTATCCATCAAGCACTCTGACGGAGATAACAACATTTCCTTGCCACGGAAACGGATACCGCATTTACAATTAGTACCAAGCTCTTGTGCTGATTCCAATTTCTTCCACATCCTGTTGCGGTATGATGCCGGGGCCTCGCTGGTGAAGAATCCTTCAAATACCTTGTCGCACTCATCACACAACATGTTGGTATATACCTCTGTCTGGAAGCTATGCTGGCAAGCAGCAGGAGTACCGTAGTCAGTGATCTCCAGTTCCGGGAACGCCTGCTTGATTTCCTCCAAAGCGCTTTCGCCACACTCGTTGTCCGGGATCGTGATATAATACTTCTCCTTAGATACCTTGCAAGATCCGCAGGCTGACCAAGAAGCGGTACGAACCGTAGGATTCTCACACATATCAGATGTCTTGGCGACATAATAGATAACCGTAGTAGGATTAGCGTCTACGAATGTCTTGATCTCGTTATCGGTCAATTTCTTTGACGTAGCGGCAATATAAAGACCAGTGCCCTTGATCTGGCTCATCTTATCAACCGTATCGGAAACCACGTTAGGAAGAGACTCGATAGTAGAAGACATATCAACACCATCATCCTCCAACGAAACGGAATACAGGTATCCGCCCTTAACCTCAGTATAGCTAGGCGGGCATTCCTCGCATCCTTTCATGATAGAGATCAGACGTTGAGTATAATCATCAGGCTTAGCCCCTTTCTTCATCACCTTATAACGTGACATGCTGCCGTTGATGCTCTCACGAACGATCTTCAACCCCGGATATTGGGCGCGAACCTCAGCCAAGGCCAGATCATCACCAGTATCGCAAACCTCCATACAATAGAAGTTCACGTCCTCCGTCTCAGGCTCCGTAGCCTCGTTGGTGCATCTTGTAACCGGAGTGATATCGATATAATCAGATACCTTACCACCACCAGCGATAGGTTGATTCTTCATCCGCTCAATACACTTCAGGACGGCGGGCAACAAATCAACCTCCTCGCAAGGATCGCACTCCTCGCATTGATTTGGCGTATTATCACAATCATCCAAAAGGATAGCGTCATTGATCTCTACACGACCCTCCTCATAGCCAAGAAGCTCGAAGGCACGACCAGCGAGAACCAAGCGAATAGCGATACGGTCTCCTTTGAAAACTGAGAATGCCGTATCATCAGACACACCGTTGTATCCTAAGATAACATCATCGACATAAGCATGATCTTTCTTCGGCCAAGAAGCGTAGATCTCTGTGATCTCGTTCAAGGAGAATAACGGCGTGGAAAAATCCTTGTCATAGATAGAGCGGGAAGCCGCTTGTTCATTACGACCGATACGGATCTCATAACGCTTGTCGTTACGAGGCTTACCGGTAAAATCAGTCACGGCCTTACAACCGTTCTCGGAAGTATCTTTAGTATCATAAATACCGATCTGTCCTTCCTTCAAGAAGATGGAATCAACATCCACCATCTTAGCGTGTGGGGATACGAAAAGTACCCGGTCTTGCGGTCTGTGCAACATATAATTAATATTTTAGTTTAAAAATCATTCACTAACGCAAACATAATAATAAACGAGTTCACGACAATAAAACACGATCACGAGTGTATAGGCATATAAATAAATTACATTTTTTGTAAAAACATTATTTAGGCCACTTTTTCTTATACATCTTCCTCATCATATCAATAAGTTCATCGAAGCTTTTTATATAACCCATATCTATAGCCCATATAAGATTGCCCTGTGTTTGCTCCAATTCCTTTAGCTCAGCTTCCGTGGCCTTATTCCTGATCATACTTTCATGGATATTAAAAACAATATAATTAAGACCCTTGGCGATCTTAACATAATCTACATCCTTAAATCTAGAAGCCGCCCTAGACAAAGCATTATACCTATCACCAGCCTCTATTCGATTAAGAATAAGCTTATCGGTTAACCACGTAACAACCTCGGCATACAACATAGGATTCAATTCCATAGCTACAAGAACCCATATATAAGGATTACACATAGTTCTTCTGTTCTCGCCCCTACCAACCGTCTTATAAGCACCAAACTTTTTCATTACTTTTATAAGAGACTCTTTTTCAACCATTTCCATAAAAACAGGAAATCCTGTTTCTATCATATATCCTTGTTTTTCAAGAATATAGTATATTCGCTCAGCACTTTCCTTGTTAGAAAGGATATTCTCTATCCTCTTATCATTCCATCCCTCCTGAATCCTTTTCCTGGTATAGGCTTCCTGTAAATCAGTCAACGACATGAAAGACGTTTTAGTGTCTTGCTTGATAGTAACACCAAAAAGATCCCTATCCTTGGAGATCATAACAACATTAGTTTTCATATTACATATATTTAATTGTTTAATACGATGCAAATATATAAATAAAAGTTTTACCGTGAATATATATACATAAAAATAT